CATTTATATGTATTTTTGGGAATATTTACAGATAGTTTTCGTTTGTGATGTTTGCAGTAAGGGCAAAAAAACAAGTGTTCATCATTTGAGCGATAAAAACTACCTAAAACTTCTTCTAAGATTTGAAGCTTTTCAGAATACATGTTGTAATACTATCAAATAAAAAATTTAAAGTCAAGATTTTTTAATTTTTATCTTGAACGTGTCAGATTTTTTCCTCATGATCCTTATGAGATAAATCTGATTGTTCTTCTTCCATTATTTGAAGGGCTTCGCTGAAAGATTCTTCGTCCATTGTTTCAAGTATCTCAATAAGAGATTCTTTAAATAACTTCTGTAACTCTTTAAAATATAATTCGTGCATAAATTAATATTATCATATATGGGCTAAAAGTCAAGGAATTATTATCGACTGAATTTTCTCATAAGTTCTTTGGCGTCGGTAACGCGCAAAACTCGCGTAATGGCATCCGCAAGCTCCTCTCCTAAGCCGTGAGAAACTAAAAATTTAACCACTTCTTCTCCAGTTGGGTCGGGAGGATGTAGACTTTCATCTACAAGATTTTCAACTAGGCCTCTTAATTGTGATTTTGTAAGTTGCACTTTCTTCCCCTGTGTCTTCCCCATGATCCTCATGAGCTAAATCTGGTCATCCTTCTTCTAGTGTATCAAGTACTTCTGCGAGGGATTCTTTAAGCCAATCTGGGCCTACTGTTTTTTCAAAATGTGCCATGGCTCTCTTTCTTTGAGGCGATGGGGGGCGCGACATAGGATCAGTTTTAGGCGTTGGTAACATAGTATATTCTTCATCTTCATCAGAATCAACATCAGTGGGTGTATCTTCGCTCATATATTGTTTTAAGTGTCCCATATACGCTGGCCATAATGTGTCTGCAAACTGTTCAGCGAGAGGTAACATATGGTCCATCAAGGATTCTTCATGTTCAAACGCCAAATCATTTTCAGTTATTTGGCCGGGCCCTGTACCAATCCTTCCGGCTCGGTTAGCCTCGGCATATATCTCGCGCTGTGCGTGAGAAACAAGCATGTCGTTTAATTGATATATAGGCCCAGAAGCCCATTCAGATTCAGGGCGCACATCATCTGGCCAAGCCTCTTTTAAAACTTCTGTAATTAATTGTCTTAATTGGTTTTTAGTTACGTTCATAATCAGATTCCTTGCTCTTATTTAAATAGTACCCAGCTTTAGCAATTACCAAGGAATCGGCTTTATCATAAACACCTTTTGCTGGATTGCCTCTCTTAGTATACTCTGCTTTAAAATCTTTTTCATTTTCAAGTATATGTTGTAATACAATTTTTTTTGTATTCTCTCCTCTTTTAACTTTTATGCCACATGTTTTTCTTGCTGTGTGTACATTTATATACTCTGGGTTCATATCAAACAATTCTCTTAGCATCCAACAAACGACGCCATTAAATCTTTGAATTTTTGAGATAACTTGAGCAGAACTTCTTCCGGCAGCGAACATCCCTAATGGCGCTTCAACGTAAATTTTTTCAATCGGGTATTGTGATTTTAAATGACAAATATTATCTTTAACAATATCAAGTTTTTCATAAAACGATAGCCCTGGTTTGTCGGTTCTCCAGGCTTCACAATATATTAATTCGTTATTTCGATCAACAATTGATACACCGGTGATCGAAGTGCTTATGTCTAGTCCTAAAATCATATCTTTAAATGTCTAATTTAAGCTTAAATGTATATTCATCCGTTTCTAATTTTCTAACAGGTGTCGCGACTTTTGCGATTGCTATAAGATTTCTGTCTTTATCGTATATACCAATTTTATCAATAAATGTTTGTTTTTTAAAGCTCCCTGTAAACCCGCCCTTAAAAGAGCTACTAATTGTATTTTTAATGGTTTTGACATCGCTTTCTTTATAGAAAGAAGACCCAGATATTGAACCAGAACCTTGGCCAAAATTTAAATATGTAGGATTGTTTGACCAATTTAAATACCCTTTTTTAGCGTGAGCCATCATTGTAATTGTGGGAATATAAGTTGTGCCTGAAAATAACAATTCAAAAGAAGAGCTATGTAAAGATGCAGTGTTTACAGTTCGATAACTGCTCCCCTTGTCTGATGTATACTGGCCTTGGTTAGCATCCCAATTGTTTGGATACCCATCATTCATTCCTGTTCCAAAATAAATCCACGAGGGGCTATCGCCAGAATTATAACGCTGATAATCTTGGAGTCGCGGAGGCCCAAATATTGGATTCGAGGTTCCTTCTGGGCTAGTGAAAGCTGTGCTCTTTCCTGTTGTTAAATCCCAGCTACCTGTTAAAACAATAGCGCCCTCATTATAAAGTACGATTCCGGCAACAGAACCAGACTGAAAGCTTCCAGAAGGGCCGGTTTGAATCAGTTCTCCATTTCTTTTTGGATCTTTCAGTTCCCCAACCAGAGTGCCAGTTATATAATATTTTAAATTTACAGTTCCTTTTTTGATGGCGCTTCCAAAAAATATCGAAGGCACATCAATAATAGAAACAGCTTGATAACTTTTGTCCCATGCGTGATAGCCTAATTCTTTTCTTGAATCAACTGGGTGAAAAGAAGAAGAATAAGTAAAGTGTGGGCTCCATTTTCTATAATAATTAATAGTATTTTCTAATGCCTGAATATATTTCTTTTTTAATTCTGGGGCATCTGTTATGGTTAGTTCCTTTGTTGGGTTTGCTGGGTTTTTTGTTTTTATCGTAGTTTGATCTTTTGTTTGATAAAAATATGTATTACCATCCGGGCCTGCAGGATCTATTTCATTTCCGTTTTCGGCGGAACCTTCGGTATAAAATATTCTTGTAATAGAAGCAGTTAATGGATAGCTTCCGCTTATTATATCCCCATAGTTAAAATCGTCTACATATGAATCGTACGCTACGCTTTTTAAAGAAATTTTACTCCCGGCTTTTGTTATAAAAGGAAAGATCAGGCTTGCTTTACCTTCATCAGTATCAGGACCCCAATTGCTGGCGTCGCCGGCGTTTGCTGTATTAATAGTGTGTAAGTCTTCGCGCCTATCAATGTTCATTTCATATGAATTAATATAACCAGAATTACAAGAACTAGTGTGGGCGCCCACAGAATACCCGACGTGCCCAATTGGACTGTTATATGCTCCACTTATAACATATTGATTATTATAATATGTGCAACCTTTCCAACTAAAAAAGTGACAACTTGGATGTGCTTTTATGCGATTGAAGAAAACGTCGTCTTCATTAAATTTATAATATGGCATAAAATTTGTTCCATTGGTCTAATAATCTAGTCTAACACGAATTGTTAATTCATCTTCCGGAGTTTTCTTCAAGGGCTCAGATAGCTTGGCCACAGCTAACATTTCATTTTGCGCATTAAATAAGCCAACAGTTGTAATATATGTGGTTGATATATCATCTGAGTTGTTTTTAACATTAATTTGGCCTCCAGATACATATGTTGGATTAGAACTATAATTAAACTCATTATGGTTAACTCTGCAGAAATAGATTGCAGAATTTAATTCCGTGGTATTATTAAATTGAATATTATAAATTCTATTTCTTAAGCCGTCGCATGCCGCTTGAATTGTTGAACCAGTAAACATTTGCACACCTGAAGCAGATAAGCCAGAGCCCAATTCACATATGGCTTGGCCACCGTCATTGGCGGCACCATTGAAAAAGGCGCCTGCTCCAAGAGACGAGGACGCTCCACCAAAAACTGAACCAGAAATAACTGCCACCCCTGCTTGATAATAAATCAGTCCAGCAGGTAGATAACTCTGCACCTCACCAATTGTTTCGTTTCCAAGTAATGCCGTGCTTAAAGTGCTGTCGCCATCATATGATGTTTGAGCAAAAAGCACACCATATTCGCCTGCAGGAGAATTAACTTTATATCCATCCGACCCACTTCTATCTGTTAATTTTATTCTTCTTGAATGTACTGCGCCAAAATCAAAGCCACCACTAATGCCAAGCTCTAATTGAAAAGTACCTTTTTTAATTTCATCTTTAACAAGAAGTCTGGAGAAATTCAAAAAGTAAACTTCATCCATTTTATCGCCACTATCAATAGTTGATCCTCCGACGTCAAATCGAAGAATTGAACCAGTATGATCATAACCAGCTAATACCTGAGCCATTTGATTATAAATGTTTATTTTTTTCTCTTGTTGTGTCCCGGGCGTTGAGGCAGAAAAACTTGAATGTGCGCTAAACCCACAAGTAACGTCAAAAATATGATTTGCAGAAGAGCTTAAATATGGGTAATCATATACTGACTGGAACATCCCATGTGAATAATTTTTTACATTTTCATCCGCATCAGAAACCACGTAGGTTCCAGAAATAAGCGATCCCGTTAGGGGGATATGTTCATGAATTAAAGTTTTTCCTGTTTTTTTATCTTTTGGGGTTATTTCTTTTGAATCGCCAGTTGCCATTATTTATTATACCTCTTTTTTATTTAATTACTACAATCAACAAATTCCTTTGACTTGTAAAATCTAACAGGAACATCTATTGATGCACCTGTGTAGACACCTGATACTCGAATATAGGAATCTATTCTCCATAGAGTTCCGGCTGCGGCCTCTGCATCAATATCATTTGTGCCGCCGGCGGTGTAGCATGTGCTGCTATTACCTATGGTTGCAGCTGTGGTGTCCCAATCAGTACCAGTATCTTGCGTCCCATGTTTCTGCCAAAGACTTTTTGAAGAATCTGGGTCTCCACTTTGTAATAAATCTGAAGCCATAATTTTAAACTCTATCTTATTGCCTCGCAGCCATCTTATTTTTGGTTGGTGGGGCTTTAGAGAGTCATCAAATTTATTCATTTCTGTAACCAAATCGGATCCCGCGGTTGCAAGAAGGAGTTGAATTGCATCCTCATCGACAAAACTTCCATTTTGAGTTTCGCCGGTTACATTTGCGATTTGACAAAACCTACTATCATATTCAATATAAAAACTATCTTCATTTAATTCTGATAAATTGCTACCTTTCAAAGGTCCTGGTGTTTTTCCAGGAGTGTCGATCCCAAATTCTAATCGGATTCGCGAATTGGATTGCCCGGGGAACACTCCATTGAGAACGCCTGTTTCTGCATGCGCTCCCATCGCCCGGGCAGTGCCGACAGTACATGCAACAATAAATGTTTCTTTTGCTGGATCATACTGAAAAAACCCCACGTCTTTCCCATAACTTTTTTCCACCTCTGTGTTTAAAATTAATTGGGGCAAATAAAGAAGGTTAGGGTTTGTATAAGATATTAATTTGCTATTAAGGGAGACCTCATTGTTGGTTAATGCTTCAAGAATTGGCGTTTGAAGAATCTCTAAATCATAATATGGGCTGCCACCTGTGTGATCTAAATTAAAATTTTCATAATTTATTTCGTCGTCACCCAATTTAAAATGATTTATTTTAAAAGTTCCGTCGCCGCGGGCCATTGCGCGTCGGCCGGCGTCGGTTAATACTGCATCTAAAATAATATCTCCACTGTTATCTTGAAAAGCCATTTTATACTCCTTATTCTGCGCACTTATAAATAGTACGTATTATAAATAAAATCTTTTTCTTCTTTTTAAATTGCAATTGAGCATTCATTTTTAGTCTATCGGCGCCTTTGGTTTTAAATCATAGCCAAGGCCTTCGTGGCTATGAACAAAGTTCAAGTTTAAATCAAACATTTTTCCAGAAGATTTACTAGTAATTCTTACTTTAAATTTTTTTGCGCGGGGTCGACCGAAGAGCGGGCCTAAAATAACATCCTGGTCCTGTTTACTCTCTGCATCATATATACTAGCTGCTTCGGGGGCACTTAAATTACTTTGTTTTATCGTAGGAACTATATGTACATATTTTTTCATGCTTTTAGTCTTTTCTCTTGAGGTCTTTTCAGTAAAATCAACAATTTTGTTGCTTAAATAAATTGCGCCACTATCATCTATCAATTCAACTTCAAAAATTGGACTTGGATTTGAAACATAGCCATGCCTATCCGTTGATCTGAACATATAATAATATTTTTTATTTGGCGAAACATTATCAATAAAATCTTTTTTATCTGGGGCCATCTCTTTTCTCAGGGCCGTGCTAAAATCTGACCAATCTATCGGGTGCTTTTCAAGTCTAAATATTTGATATGTATAATCTGGCTCATCTGATTTAAAAATAATTTCAGAAGATGTGCCCTGTGCCGATTTTGCTTTATTAAATAATTCTTCATCCCCAGGTAAAATTGGGATTGGAACATCTTCGCGTTCACCTACGTATTGACTAAATAAAAATAATAATTTGTTATTTATATTTTGATATGGAAATATTTCCATATTAGGATATAGTGGCGGAGCATCTGCCGTATACAAAGTTGGGAGTTTTATGTATGGAATTTTTAATAATTTAATTTTTGGTTTATTAATAGTATAAATAGTTGCAACTGGTGGACGCTTTTGGGTGCTGCTAGCAAGTTCGACGTCTATTATCTGTGTTTTTGTAGCTCCTTCTGGTGTCGGGAAATACCGATCAACAAGATTAATAGTTTCTCCCTGGATGTCTTGATATTGATATTCATTTCCTACAACTATGACATAAGTATAAATTGTATAATCATACCCTTCATTAAGTTTGATTTGGCTATCAATATATTCAATCGATGCTTCGCCACTGAGATTGGTGGGCGCGGCAATAAAGAATCTTTGGACTATTTGACCGTGCTTGCTTTTTTCAATCTCGTAAAACATTATTTCAGTATGTGAAAAAGGATTCATATCATAATGGACACCGTACTTTTCGCGGGGCGCACAACGGCTTCGGCCTGGTGGTTGACATATCTGTTTGCCCGGGCTAACCTTTATCTCCTTCCCATCGTAAAGGGGCGCATTAAGAATCTCATAAATAGATCTCGTATTCGCGAACTCTTTAAGTTTGTCCGTGACCTCCCAAAAGGCATTACGAGCAGGAAGGGGTATCCCATTAATGTCATCATCGAGGTCGTGCCATCCAGTATTTTCGATTCCAAAGTCGAAAGAAAGAAGATTAGATGATTCCACAGCGAAGTCATCGCTGCTCCACGCACCTACAAATTGTGTCAAATCCCATGAAAAAGTGTCTATACTTTCTTTAGAATCCACCTCTCTTTTCCAATAATTTTCTTCAGTTTCCATTACGAGTGGGTTGCCGGCAGCAAGAGCCATTAAAAACAGCATCAATTGGTCCTGACTTGGATCTGGGTCGGATCCCTCCCCTTCACTATTAAATATTTTTTTCAAAAACTGGTCCGCGGGACGCGCCTCCGGTACATTAATTGTTATGTCGGTCGCCCATGGTTGGTGAAAAAGGTCAAAACGATATTCTTGTAAAAATTTATACTTTGGAAAGCCAAATATAAAAGCTCCTTCGGGTTTTTCAAGGCTAGGCACACTTATAGAGTTATTCTCATTTGGGTTTACCATTTGTGTCCAAATTTGCATATATTGATCAACGCCTATATTTTGATCAAAATACCATGCGTATGAATTGATCATCAGGCTGGGGTCCAAACTATATTTTGCTATCCCTCCTACTGTTAATAAATCACCATATATTGTATTTGCCACGGTGCCGTCGGGGAATTGTCGATAAAATCTTTCTTTGTTCTCTGCTAGTTGACCAAGCAAATAACTATTTGGAATAAGAAGATGTTGTTGATCAGACAAAATATTTACCGCGGCCTCGTAATTTAAATTGCTGTAATTTACCACTGAGCTTTGGCGGGCCGGGTCAAATCTTGGATGGTTTAAATGGAAGGCACTATCAGTGTAAAGGTTGTATTCGTTTATACCTTTTGAAACACTGGAAGGTCCGTAAGCATGTGTCCTATTTTTATAAGTCTCTCTAATATGTTTGGCAAAGACAAGATTTACTTTAGGCGACCATAATTGCCATTGGTTTCCCGCCTCCATCGGATTCATAGTTTCTTCGCCGGCGTCCATCATCACTTTCCTTGCTGCTTCATTACTATAAAAAATATCTGTGGTTTCTAAAAATATAACCTCCTCGGGAACGGTTAGCCCGAATTCATCGATAACAATTAATTCGGCGAGTTGTTTCTGTGTTGTTACTTTGGGCCCCTCGGTGCCTTGATGTGTCACTTCCGGCGTGCCATGGAATCCCATTTTTTCGTAAAAGGGCTTATAGGTTTCGAACCCGACTCGGCTCATGGCATCGTGATGATCGGCATCATAAAGCCAACCATTAAGTTTAGGATTATACATGTCAGGGTAAACACCCGGTTCGTATATATCGATCAAGTGAGTGTGGTGAGGCGGAAATGGTCCGTCCAATGGATCGTGACCGGTCGTTTTAAGAGTGGCTAATATATCTATGCCAATGTCAGAGTCCTTGAAAAAATTAGCTATTTCTGCCCAGGCTGAATTTATGAACACTCCAGTGGTAAAGCCGCTATTATGTGCATTTATGTAGCCTTCGTGATAATGAGGCAAATAACCCGAATGTATGGCTTCGATGGCATATGCATGCCATTGGTCCAAAGTCTCGGGATTCTCGGCTGCACTACTTTGCCACCAAGACTTAAAAGTTTCCCACTCTGGGGTTGCCTGAGTAGAAACAGTTCTTATTTTTTTCTTTGCTAAAACGCGAAAAGTTTTGGCATGAGTCTGGCCGGGTGACTGGCGCCACTTTGGACTTGGGCGTACAAATCTATTTTCTGTTTCGTTTCCCCAGCCTGGAAGGTCGACCAGTGAGTCGCCGGCGCCACCGGAATACATCCAGTGTCCAAAATAAGGTCTTAGTGGGTCTCCAGGGTGTCCCTCGCCCGTCATCGCGGTGGAATGAATGATCGTGGGGTTTAAATATAGAGGGGTTATAGACCCATAGATTTTTTGCGCATTTTGGTGAGCCAATGAGAGGTGTTCGTTGAGCGTTTGGCCGCCAACGAGGCCGCCGGCAAGTAGATATGTTCTATGTGGCATTAATACGTCCTCCCTCCGCCAGAACTCATTCCTCCCCCTGTTGTAGTAACGGTTCCTGGCGTAGTGGCAGTTGTTATAGCTGCTGTTGTTTGTGTAGTCTTAGTTTTGCTTGTCTGCCGAAACTTGGCCGCTTCGCCAAACATCATATTAGTTCTTACAAAATTACTGTTTATTTTTAATAAGCTATTATTATCTAGTGAGGTGGGGACCTCTACTGGCCTTATTGTTCTTTTTGGTCTCCGCGCTGCCGTGCGAGGGGTTCCTTCAGCATTAATCAAAAAACATTGATTAAAAAGGTTTAAATCTAAAACCCTATTTTGATTAAAACATAATTTAGGATTAGTATATGGACTTAGGCGGCATAATAATTTTTTATTTGGACTGCGTGAGGCATTTTCAAGATGATCTCTTCTCAATCTTGTCCAAATAGGAGCGGCTATCGCTCCTCTATCAAAGCCAACCAGCACTTCAATTAAAACTATATTCTTTTGATTTAAATAATAAAAAGCTGCATTTTTTAATTGTTTTAATTGGGGCTCGCCGTTGTCATACCATGCTTGTTTAGTCAACGTAGAGCCTGCGCTACTAGCAGCTATAGCTTTTAATTGATTTGGCAAAAATTTAAATTCTGATGTTGATAAATTTTGTTTGCTTATATTAAGATTTAGTGCAGTGCTGCAACAACAGATTTCTTTTGCTATATCCAAGTTGTTCATATAAAATAAGGGGGCAAATATAAATGATGGATTAATTTTGGTTTCCTCTGTTATATTAATTCGATCTTCTCTGTCGTCTTTCGCTTGAATTTCTTTTTTATATTTTTCTGCAACGGAATTGTGCATTAATTTTGCAATTGTATTTTCTTCCTTGCTAGGTATTTCGTTGCATGAAGATTCATATTTTTTTAAAGCAGTCGTATTTATAATCGCCATATTCTGCGCTAAACCATTTTTAACATGTGTAGAGAATCCATCTGATTTTTGAGCAAATATATCCCCGGTCGTGCATGAATTTGATTGTGATTTTCCAACTTCGGCTAAAGTTGAAATATTTTCTTTATGTAGCCGATTCATAGTTTTATGGGAGTACAGATCCATTAGCACACTAAAATGTCCTAATTCTGAGGCATTCTGTATCTGGCCCTGATCTCCTTTCCCATAAGTTCTAAAATTTCTACCTAGTATTTTAATTAAAGCAGGGGTCAAGTAGGAAAATTGAGTTGTACTCAATTGATTCTCGTACCTTTTATTGCCGGCTAAAATTCCTGTTTGTTGGGCGCTCTGCTTAAAAAATCGTAAATTTTCATTCATTGTTCTTCGTAAAAAGTCCGCGCTAGAAAAAGTCATCAAGCCTATTTCAGATGTTTTTGAACCATAAATAACGTCAAGATAGTCATATCCAACCTCTCCATTGTTTTTTGCGTTGAATATATCGGGAAAAACATGATTTATAGAAATAGTTTGTGTAAATGTTTTTTTTCCGGAAATAACTGCGTTAGAATTCATCTCATCTATATTTCTTGTGTTTTTAGAAGGAAACTCTTCTACTAAATCTTGAATAAAAGAACTAACATTATTATATATATCAATTACTTTTGATATACTTTCTGTGGTTGCGGTATTAGGAGAGGACAAGATATACATTTGCTGCTCATCATTATTTTCTAAATTGGCAAACGCCTTCACCGCTTTCAATAATATATTCAAGGCCCAGACCCACGGGCCTTTGTCATTTACCATATAATTTTTTCTAAGAGTGCCAGATTTAAAATCTTTAAAATATAATTCCATTGCTTTTCGACCTTCTGTTAAATCATTTAAAAGCTGTTTTATATATTTTATTGTCCCGTCTTCAACTTCTAATTTTACACCATATTTGAATAACCCATCTTTTATATCTTGCATTGATATATCTGTTGAGCCAAAATATCTAATTTGTTTAGATGAGTTTAAATTATTAAAAGTGCTGGTTGATGGTTCGAGATATAAACCTTTGACCTCTGTTAACTTGCCAATTATTTTTTTTACATTACTAATATGATTTGCTATGTGAGGATCTTTTTTTACAGAATAGTCTGTTGTGGCGACGACGGCGCCAACTTGTGTTGATCGTGCAATAGTTTGTTGAACATTGTTGTGGCTTTTGCTTTCTGGAGAAATGTCGCCGGCTTCATTAACTTTCTCTCGTGTTAACACTATATTTTTTATTTCGCTTAAGCTCATTATTTCATCAAAACTAAGTTTGCTAGAATCTAGAGCTAAAGAAAAATCAGTTTCACTAGCAACCAATCTAGGTAATTTGAAATTATTTTTGCTAATTTCTCCCAAATCAATTGCAAAAAAGAGCCTAATAAATCCATTTTTATCGTTTGTTATACACAAATTAGAAAATTGAGCATTTTTTTTATCAATCAAGGGTTTATTTTCTAATAATCTACAACTAAAATTTACTTTTGATATTTTATCGAGGACCCTATAATCATGCAATGTTGTATTTGGAATTTTTACAAGATTTAATTTTGGACCTATAACAGAAGAATTATCTCCCATAGAACCAACATGCCCATCTGATGTAAACTGTACTGGACCCGTCCAAACTCTTTTGCCTCCTTGAGAAACTAAATAGTCTTCTTGCCCTTTGGGCAAAGTAACTGTTGAATCTCGAAAAACAAAAACATTAGCGTTCCTCACTATTGTTTTATTCCTAAAGACGTCCTCTGAAGCAATTGTCGCTGTGTTGATTAATAAATTTTTATAACTTGGGCTGGAAGATATTCTCCTTGCATGCCGTGGGTGATTTGGGTTATATTGACAAATGGCATAGAACGATAAGTCCGAAGTATTCTTATCAATAAAAAATTCTTGTGTGACTGTGTTTTTAGAGCCCAAATCAAACGTCTTGACTTCTGCCTTTGATAAACTTATCTTTCCAAGGCTGCCATCATTTTTTGAATTTTCTATTAATTCAAAAATTGCTTTTTTGTTATTTAATTTAAGTTTTTTAATTATATCTTTGTCGGCTATTTTAACAATACTTAATTGCATTGTTTCAGTCATTGGGCCCACTTTTGTGTTATTCATATAAACCGTTATAGTCACTCTAATATTCTTTTCAGCCGTAGTCGGCTCTAAAGTTATTTTAGAAATATATGGTTGCACTACTTCTGTTTCTGGATATCCCATTAATCGCACTCCGGAGTTGTTTCTGTTGCTTCTTTATAAATATCTGATGATAAAATATTTACCTCGGGTTCTTGTAAACAATCTAGTGGATCTGCCACAAAATGTCCTTTTTGTTTTGCTGCTGGTTTTAATTTACATATTAAATCTTTATCAATTTCATGATCAACATACACATTAAAAAAATGTTCCACGAAGGAGGAGTCTAAAGGAGTTAATTTCATTTTTAAATCTTCTTCAATAGATTTTATGTTTTCTTCTTCAGATTTTAAAAGGCCTTTTTCATTGACACTCGATGGATTTTTAGTGAAAGACAGTGATTTTAAAAATGCGCCCACTGCTTCAAGCGTAGCATTTCCTTCGGCCACAACATGCGAATCAACTTCAAAAACTTCAATGTCAAAATTTTCTTTTAAAAACGGGACATTATGTTCATTAATTTCTAATGTTACAAAATCTTCTTGAAAATCATAATATCCATCTGAATATACAGGAGGATTTTCATGTAGCTCATCAAATTCTTTTAGTCTAAGATCCGTGCTTTTGTTTATATTGTGCTCAGAAGTCTCCGGATCTTTATTTAAAGATTTTGCAACGGTTTTATATTCAATTTTAACGTCTATTTGAGGTATCTGCAAATATGGGTGCATGCTAGCAGTTAAATAGGATACGCTGCTGCCTGTTATAGCATTGTATAAAAATTTAATATCCCAGGACGGCGCATATTCACTATCAAAACTGCAGTTTCCAAGTGGCAAAGACAAAGTATATTGTTTTATATATGAAGGAGGATGTTGTATTGGGTCGCATTCACCAGTATTAATACACGCTTCAGTGGCGTCGTCGGGCCAAGATAATTTTGGAAGATCTGTATTCTGAAACGTATATTGGGTCTTTAGTCTTGGGACTTCTTTAATCCTATCTTTAATATCGTTTTGTAATTCTGTAAACTCAGGCCTTGCATACTTACCATCATATAGAATCTCATCATCAAAAAACGCATATTGTGCTGGTTTAAATTCACCATTTAAAAGCAGATACTCCCCATATGGTGTTAATTCTAAATCTATTACATCTTCTTTTTTATTAAAAAATTCCATTTCTTTTTATTCCTAGTCTATAAGTCCTAATTTCGTACCAGTTGATTGCGCAGTTGATCCTTGTCCCCTGCTTTTTTCTTGCCCATCTATTAATTGTAATTTATTTCCTGTCTGCTCTACAACACTTTGCATCGTAGTGACAGTTGTTGCTGAACGAGTCTCCTCTTGGATATCTGGGTGTCGAGAAGAAATACTTTGGGCGCCTTCGCCAGTAACTACTATGCCTTCTCCTCCCGAGCCAAGAGAGCCCATATCTGATTTAAGGCTCGCTGCTGATGGATGTACTTGTACCATTCCTTTCCCGCCAAATTGTGCTTCAACATCTACTTTTATTAATTCAACTAACGAACAAAAATCATATGGCCAGTTATAACTATAATCTAGGCCATATCCAGATGCAACATCGCTTTCAAGACGAGCATATTCTATTATATCTTCAATATTAGTGCGGATGCCAGAAGAAAGAAGCCCGTGTTTTATGTTTGATGGTGCACTAGGCGCCATATCCATCTTTACTGCGGGGCCGTTGGCATCTCCGTTATTTCCTCCATTGGTGGGTCCGCCAATGAATTCATTGGTGGATCTGAGCGGGTGAAATGGGTTGGCGGATCCATGTGAATCTACTTGCGGCGCCGTAGCCTGAATTCCAAGTTGGACGCCGGCAGGTGCTGGGCCCGCATCTGGTCTTGGTGGCAGCATTCCAGCTAAATTAATTACTTTATCAAAATAATTCCATTTCGCTTTTTGTTTAACTTTAAAAATCATCCAATGTAAATCTGGATTTTTTAGATCTTTTGCTGTTAATAATTCTCCTTGTTCTAGTCGATGACAAATGGTGGCTTTCTCTTTTTTGTGTGTTTGTGCTATTTCTGGTTGTATATTCTGCCATATATTTGCAATTTCTTCTTGTGAAAATTCATGTTCAAATTCAAAAAGATACATAGCAAAAGGTCTAAATCTCTTAGACCCAAACTTTTTTAATTGTGTCAAGAAGTCAAATTGTGGCGGAATGATATACCGCTGCATTGTTTTTACCATATTATAAACAGAAGTTGTGACACTGCTTTCTTCTGGTGTTTTACCTGCTAAAATATCTGCTACGGCTCTTTTAACGATGTTCTTATGTATATTGATAAATTTTGTTTGCACTCTACCTGTACGTTTGTTGAACTTCTTAATCACTGGTATTGCAACCACTGCTTCTCTAATTGTCTTTTCTTTATCGTCTGGCAAGATTCCTAATTTTTTAAGTCCTTTGTCAATTGTAAGCAGATCTGCCAGAGATTCATTGCCTGCTACGTCAAGAACGCCTAAGAATATTCCTTTTGAATTATCCGTTTCATAAACACCTTTTTGGTGCCACATGCCTTTTGTAGATGAGTCGCCCTCAGAGAAAGAAGTCTTTGTAACATTTGTAAAATTAAGTATAGGAGTTTCAAATTTAGGTTGTATAACAAAACGTGCATCTTTTTGAAATATACTAACAGAAGCTGTTAAATTCATCATAGCAATATCTTGAAGATAATCCGCGCTATGTGTTCCGGAGCCAGATAACTGTGAGCCGTCGACACTTCTATGTTTTGTAATTGTAGAATTCGAAATGATTTCATCTAATGTATATTCATTGGCGCCTTCTGTACCGTATCTTTCTGCAACTGTGTGTTTCCATGGTGTAAAAGAATACTCAACATAAGAATAACCAGTTACAGAATCACTATAATAATAAGGAGGTGTAAATGGTGCATAGCCTCCTGGTCCACCATCCTTGCATGAATCAACTGTTGGGCCAAAAGCGCTTTCCCGATTGTACATAGAGAAATTTCTAGTATTATTTGTAGAAACATCTTGATGGTCTGCTAAATAAATTCTCATTTTATAAACGTTTGTACTATCAACAATATAGCTATCTTCATTTTTTGATGAAATGAGCGTAGATACTTCTCCATTTTTTAAGAATAGATCAATAGAAGTGGCAAGAAAATTATGCATCGCCAGTTTGTAAGTATCGCTTTTAACAAGATCTAATTTGATACTACCAGTTGCAATAGGGCTGGCCTCAGTTGAATCAGCAGAGCCGCTTACTCTGGCAGTTGGATCTGGTTCTGCTTCATAAATATATGATCCATTGCCAATGTAAGTTTCTGGTCGAACTAAGCTGTCAAAAGGTAATCTATAATCAAATGATGCAGAAAGTCTATACAAGTTTTCATGAGCAGCAGTACTGCCGGTGCCTAAAGAATATGGCGTAGTCATCGTAACTGTTCCACCTGCTGTTGTAGTGCCAGGTTGCTTAGTATAAATTGGATAATCAACAGCAACTCCTGATTTAATTGAATTATATAAAATTCCAGGAGCAAAAAATGGTGTTAGAGCGATTCTTCTTTTAGAATTGTCCTCATATTTATCTGTGCCATATTCTGTTGATGAATATGATTGACTAAATAATGTTGCCAATTGTAATGTTCTATCTGCTGGATAAAATCCTTTATATGGCAAAAGTTTCATGATCGCGTTACAAGTTAATGCGATTCTGGAAGGCTCAATAACCCCTTTGTGATCTTCATAAATTAAAGAAAAATGCTTTAAAAAATCTGAGTGTGAATATGTTTTAAAGAAATTATTTACAGTGCTATCTGCATAATTTGAACCAGTACAAGTTAAAAACCCTTCCCTATCTGCAAAAAAGTTTCCATTTTTTTCATCTAAAAAGTATTCCATATGTTCACTCATTCTAAATTCTGAAGCAATAGAATACTTTTGGCCCACTCTCCGTATCTCATTAGAATAATCATCATATGAATCATAAAATGGGTTGCCTGCTTCCCATAAAGTATCTCCATACAACATATCGCCTTCGGCGGCGCTGGCGCTTATAGGCCTAACATAACAAGCTGCTGGCGTAATTATATCTGTGCCTCCATGATGAATTGAATAATTATTCTGTAGCTCGCCGGCGCCGTCATTTCCGGGAGAATGTTGGCCGCGTCTTGCTTCGGCGGCCGAACCTGTTCTTCCGTCCAGGGCCCATATACTTTGTTTAAGAATTGTTTGACCTTGAGAATTTGTTACATTAGTTTTAGTTCTATTGGACCGTGTTTCTCTCCAAAAATCAACAAAATAATTTGTCCTCATTCTTGCTTTTGCTAAATATACATTAATTTCTCTTGGATAAATCATTTCTCTATAATACAAACTAATAAGATTCGGCTTAAAAGAAACTACATCCTCTAAATAAAGATTTTTAATATAATCATATACTTGATCTCCGCCATAAAGTTTAGATTTAAGTTTATTCTGTACTTCGATATTTGCGAAACTTGCTAAATTGTTTCCATACGTATGTTGGATTATACCCTCTTTAAACACATGAACCATAGGCTTAAAACGACTTGTTGCCAAAGATTCAGTATGATGCTCAAGCCTATTGTCATAAAAGAAAGATAACATACTGTCTTTTCTTTCTTTTCTCATAACTGGATGTTGAGCTAATCTTGCCTGTTTCCAAGACGGCCAGCCATAAGGGCCTTGTCGATGGAGAATTAAACTATTAAAATCGTTGGGGCGCACAATCGATGCAATATTTGTATTTTTATAAACTCCATTAGAAGAGCTTAGAAGGTTCAAGGGTGAATCAAGGGGATCATAAATTAATGTATTGAGCCCAACAAAATCAACCGGTATTGTGGGGCCGCCCGCAATTGCTGCGGCGCCAGTGAGACTAGCACTTAATAATGTTAAATCAGTAGAAGCATCCGGACCATATCGTCTAATATCGTTAGTTCGTGGGGTTTCATAACCATACAAAACTGACCCAGTATAACCAACAATTAAACTAGCTGATATCCAAGAATATTGCATATCTGTTCTTGGAATTGGATGTTGAACCCAATAATTATCATAAGCAACCCCGGTAGGAAATGTAGTTGCCACTTTCGTAGAATCCCCTTCAAGCTCTATTCTTCTTCGTGGGTTTCTATTAACCTTGTGATAAGAAGGCATTGGCTGGCCAGAAGTGCTAACACCCGCATATCCTGCTGATTTTACATCAGTTTGAGTGCCCGCATAGGAACCACCTTTGGCCGGGTCTTGAAAACCAGTACTAATGGCTGTTTCCCAGCTAGCAGAATATTGTGCATCGCTCCAATATCCAAATTGGTTACAGTGGTTTGTTAAATATTCTTTGAGAGGTAATCGAGCTGCTAAATTTCTATAATTAAGACAATTATATACTGAGTATTCTCCAGATTCAAGATCTAAAAAGGCTGCGGCCATTGTTTCAGGGCCTCCTGGTGCACTAAATCTATTAACAAAAACAAACTCATTTGAACCAGTTACAGAGCGATCAATAGATGTAAAATCAGGAACCCCTTGTACTGGTAGCTCTGCTGAATCTGGCTTTTGGCGATCAAGCCAATTAATATTTATGCCATTGTTTTTAACAAAATATCTGTTATTGATTTTTCTTCCAGCGGTGGAAACGATATTATAATCAAATCTATAGTTTCCTATTTTTGTTGTGTGTTTTGGGTCTCTATAGCCGCCGGAGCCGGTTGTCGTACGAATATTTTCAATATTAACGGGACGCTTTGGCCCATTCCAGAACATTGAACGAGGGTTGTGGACAGAAGCAGATATAGGAGAAACAATTGTTACGTATTTGTTGCTTGAATCTTCTTTAAACACCAATCTCCAACCTTCTACTCTATTTGCCCTAGTATCTAAATTAGAGCCAACTTTAGCGCTGCCACTAAATTGCGACCAAACGTGTCTATATGGAAAGCCTCCAACCCATTTTTCGGTAAATGGACCTTGCATTGGTATTTCATAGTGTGGAGTATATATATCTTGGTGTAAATTAGCGAAGTCAATGCCGCCGGTGAAACTGCTTGAAAGTATTTTATTATATCCAGTAACGACAGAAGAACTCATAATAGTGAAAGGGGTTGTCCATTTAGTATACGAATCCCCAAAATAATCGCGTTCTCCAGTGTCTGCGGAGGCGCCGCGGCTTTTTACTCTGGATGTGGTTAGAAATTCTCTCTTTTTATTTTTTGGAAAATATAGTCTCCTATATTCTTTGGCTATATCGCTTTCTGCAACCTTTTCATTTGTAACTTCCAAACCAACACTTTCAGATCCAGAAACATTATTTATTAAAGTTTTAAATAAAGTTGGCTTTTTGTTTATTAAATTATTGACTCCGCCGTGTATTGGCTTAAATATATGTGCAGATAGTCTACCAGGACTCCGATTTGCTCTTTTAGATGTTTCAATTATAGCATCAAAGATTCTTTGTCTTGCACTATCGACGTCGCTATCTCCACTTGAAATTGCTGGTTCTGTAAGTTTGGCTCTTGTCCATGATAATGTATTTTTTGTTTCGTCATTTTTCTCCCAATCTTCATTGTCTGGGAGTCTCACGGTCATTTGAGTAGGTCCGTGCGCTTTCAATGTTTTTGTTAAACTTGGTTTGGCGGCATGGTGAGCCGAATGATGGTGCTCGGTAGTAAACTTGATTTGAATTTTGATGCCATTATCATCTTTGGCTTCGCCGCCAAGGGTGCTTTCTAGTACATTTTTAGTATGCTTTTCTTTCTTTTCAATAATAGGTAATTTTGACCAATATTTATTTCTTTCTAAGATATGGCTTTCAACCATATTTCTAATATTTTCAGAAAATCTTGAAGAAGCGGGAATAATTTGACGGATCATATTAGATATTGATTGATCAATCCATTTATAATAATCAATATACTTCTCTAAATCTGGACTTACTATGTCGCCAGTGTTTTCTACTTTTCTTTCGAAGAAAAGTTGTCGTAGTTTTCCTAAAGCTTTATAATCTTGTCTGTATCGATTGGCTGGTTCCCCAATTAAATTATTAAAATCTTTAATTGTCGCAAAAAATCTTAACATTTCCTCAGAAATTGTCTGATACATGCTTTTTTCGATGGCAAAAAAGTTAGTAGTGGGCCTTATATGTTTTGTAAAAACAATATCATCAGAATCTAAAATCTTCACCATATCAGAAGAATTGACATTCTCTGGTATGTTTTGTTTTGCTGAATATATGTATTCCTTGCTTATAACAGATTTATTTGGAGAAAAGAAATCTCCTTTTCCTGTATGTTGTAAACTAGTGATTCCACTTATTGCTCCGTAACTTGAAGTAATATTTATAGAACCAGAAGACATGTCCGCAACTGAGAAACTAGCATTTTTATCACTAGTTCCATAATATGAATCGCTATTTGCTGGGCCCGAACTAGATAATCCGGTAAAATCCCAATTTAAAGCAAGGGTTTCTATTTGGGGAACATATGGTTGAGTTATCCCTTCGTTTTCTCCATCGGATGGCATAACTTCAAACAAATATGCAGGCTTGTATGGATTTAATCGACCAATATTTTTTGGGTCTCTGGCGTGTGCTCGAATGGTTTCATTATCAAGATAGTCTAACCAGCATCTTAATGAAGAAAACTTAATATCAGTTGGAGTTAAATAGGACCCAGTAAAATTAGTTCTATGTGCGCCTGCATAAGCTCGTTTGGAGCTAGATAGAAAGTTTTCTCCTTGTGCTTGAGATAGATTTCCAGTAACTAAAAATTCATTATTTATAGTATTTAAATCATTATTAACACCATAAAACTCTATCACATATGCAAGAGGGCCATCCGCTTTCATCTTTTCGTCCATTTGAGAAAGAGTGCCAGATACGTAACTTGCTAATGGATGCTTTTCTGGTCTGACCCGAACGGCAAAATTCCATTTATTATTATCATATACTTCTTTAAACACACTGCTTGTTAGCTCTAAAGCGAATCCCTCATCCGAACTACTAAGCATAAAAAATGCATCTTTATTTGTAAATCCGGCCGAGGACACGATATCGTCATTTAATGTCTTTCTACATGCATAAACTTGAAAATTTGCAGAGTCATCGCCGTGCCAAGTTAAATCATTATAGTTTTGTGCACTACTGGGAGGCTCTTCATAGTTTGTTTGCCTGGCAGTATGCATACCAAAAAGGGAGGCCGAAAGGTTTGAAAGCATAAAATAATTTTGATCCCGTGGAGATCCGGGATCTGGAAAAATAATCTCTGCTTCTGTTGTAAAAGGAATGGCGATACGAGTAAGCGAAGTGGATGTCGGTGTTGATTTTGAACCCGAAATAAAGGATACTGAGTTTGTATTTGCGCTAGATGTAAATTGATAAATTGTTCCATAAGCTCTGCCTGAATTACTAAAATCAACACAATTCTTTTTAACGGTCACTGAAGAAAAATTATTTTCAAATGTATAGTCTGATTGATCCGCATATAAATTTAACTTTAAAATTTCATGATCAATACCAAAACATCTAATTAAATTTCTAAATGCTTTTTCGGTGCCTTTAGACTTATAGATAAGAGATAAAGAATTATAAATATTTTGATATATTTGATTTTTTATATGATAAAGTTTTTTTTCAAATAACTCATTATTAGACTGATTTAAAAATTGTGCTAAAATGTCGGCATCTGCAAATATTTCTGACGTCACGAATCCTTTTGATTCCAAGGCATCTTTTATAAAATGGTGTGGCTTTTCATAACTTCCGCTTGGATAAACTACATTTTGCAAAGTAGGCAATTCTTGTATTTGTAATTGCAAAGTATCAAAATAACTTGCCATTATTTGTGTTAGTTTTTTAAGTATTTCTCCATTTTCACCATCTTCATTTATTATCCAAGCAGGCAAAGAATTATAAATGGCTGCATTATTTGAAAGATCGTGATGTTTTCCTTTGCTTATAGAAGAAGTCAAATAAGCATTTACATCTGGGTGTGTGCTATATAGAATCGGATCTTTAAACTCATAAGAGGCCGTTACTAAATTACTCAATGTAATAGCTGAACCGGTTTCTCTATGGCCAGAAGTATATCCTATCCAAGTTCCATTATTAACCCGTCCAGAATAGTCTAAAATTGTTGAATCTGTGGGATTTTCTCCTGTTACGCCCTCATTAAACTTATAATAAACGCCCAAATGTGTATTTGCATTGTCAGTATTTGTACCGCCGCCGACTTGCGTAAACCAATGTCGTCCAATTTGTTGAGAGTTTCTTTCTGTTTTCCAAAATCTAAATTCATCTAGCGCGCCGGAAAACGGAGCCCAGCCTAATTGTGGCGTGCTATCGCCGCGCGGCGAAGTTGCAAGAACACCGATTGTTGCGAGCATGCCGCCGCTTACATAATCAACAGTTGCGCTTGACTGTTCTCTAATTAAATTAGTGGTGGTACCAACAATTGTATCATTGTGGGCTCCGTCGACATATAATTTTGCTTGTAAGTTTCCGGCCGCAAGACTTCCGGAATTTGCAAATGTAAATGCATAATGATGCCACTTATCATCACTAAAATTACCTGTTATCCCTTGACCAATAGACGCTGTTTGAAAACCCACTCCGCCAGTGGTACCATCGGTGCTGCCACTTATATATGTAACTTGAAATTCTGGGTTGGCGGCGCCAGCACGGTAGATCTCTATGGCCATGCGACCATACCCAGCTTCAGCTTCTGTTGCATTCACGGTATAAGTGTCAAATACTACTTCTCGTGCTAGCCGAGTAGTATCTTCTTTTTTCATCCAAAATTCTACTGTATTGCCATCAACACCATCGATTTTTAAATTAGATTCTCTATTTTGAGATTGGTCATAAATATTGGAGTAACCACTTCTATAGTCGCCACTAGTATCGGTTACTTTTTTTCCTTTTCCGCGAGTGCTAGGATGTGGGCCGCCTCTAAATAAAATATATTCTGGGGTGGAAGAACTGAAATAATTATTTGAACTGGCGCCATCAAAATAGCCAGAAGTGTCGCGAGCCGCAATGCGAATAAAACCATTTGTTCTAGGATATTCATTTTCAAAAACATAGTTATCTAGATAAGAAGAAGAAAGGTACCAAGAAGTTCTCTCATATAAAGAGCCATCATATGGATAAGTTTGATAAATTCTTTTAACGGCATCATTGTAATATTGTTCTGCAGAACCAAAAAATGCAAAATTAGAAGCACTAGAAAAATCAATTCGAGGAACAAATCTTTCTTTTTCTTGGATATACGCGCCCATATATTCATAAGATTCAACTTCTTTTGCTAAAGAATCGATATCTGCTGAACTTACTATAGTTTGTGGGTCATCAAAATATTTTTTTGTATCCATGTGCCTACTCTATATCTGTTGAGTGTTTTTCTACTCTAAATTTAAAAGTCTCTGGTTGCTCTACATATTTTCCATTCAAATAATATACAATTTTAATTCCGTACATATAATCGTTCTGAAGTATTGACATATCTAAATCAAAATAGCTTCCACTAACATCATATGAAGCTCTTGTGTGATTTAAACTACCTGTCCCATAATCAAGAACAGTTAAATTATCGTGCACTCTAAACACTTTATAATAAACATCTTCAATAATAGAAGATGATATCTCTGTTGTTGCTTTTGTATATATATTTGGGCTCCAGTTTTTATTTCTGGCAAATAATCTAAATCTAGCAGTCTCCTCATTAGAATAAATTGATTTAAGATTTTTTATAGAAGTGGCATAAGTATCGTTAGGATTGTGCTCGTATGATTCAAAGCTTTTAACGGCTATACCTGATCCTGTGTGAAATTCGATATAGCTGGCACCGGTGCCGCGATGAGTAGTGGCGCTTCCTGTTGACCAAACATCATAAATTGTAGTTTCCGAGCCCGTATATGCGAATGAGGCGCTATAAGTACCTGAAGCAATATAAGAAGCAGTTATAACAAAAGCATTGTTAGCCGTTACACCTCCTCCTTCTGGTAGGGATTTTGCGTTACCATCAAGAGTAGCAAAAATCCTAACATCTAATTTTGTTTTTTGAACATTTTGTAAAGTTCCAGCATCGAGCCTAGCACCCGCTCCTCCTAAATTTGGTATATCTTTTAATTGCCCTCTAATATAATTGTACAAATAAAGAGTATTCAAATTGTCGGCGCCGCTAGCTAAAGAACTACTTAAATAAAAATTTCCTCTATTGTCTTTTTTAGAAGAATCCCAACGAGCCTCAATTGCTGGTCGTTTAAAGAAATATTCAGACCCTCTAGCAAAAAACTTTTTAGTGTAATACGAATCTGTAGAGCCAGTTGGATTTTTAAGCAGGCCATTTGTGCCATCAGTCATGTCTGTATTTTCATATTTGGCCTCTTGGCTGCTTGTTAAATGTACGCCAAATCCATATCTCGCACTTGATTTGTCGCCTAGAACGTTTCCAGGAGAATGTAACCATTGTTCTACTAGCGTTGTCACATCTATCTCAAGATCTTCTGTCCCTTTTTCAAATGTTTGTTGAAAAGTAGAACCCTCCCCTGTATCATAGTCACCGCCGGGCCTTGTCCAGGTTGTTTTTTCTGTTGCCCTCATCCAATTCGAACCTGTGCCATCATATGTTAGATCTCTATAACCTTCCATGTCGAGGCCGCGGCCTTCTTCCCAATCTTTAGTTACTGCAGATGCAGAAAGTGTGAAACTTCTTGGAACCGTAAATGGATGTTTGGCATTGAACATTCTTAAATAAAAACTTACGCTTCCGGAAGCAGGAATATCACCATTTGTTCTATCTGTGTTTATATCTGTAACTGGAAAATTAATAAGAACTCTTGATAGTTCTGCTGTTTTTGCTGCGTTAGAGCCACTAATTGTTTGTCCATATATTGAAAAAATCTCCAAAGAGTCCGACATCCCCATATTTGAGCCAGTGCCGCGTGTTGTTAAACCTGCTTTAAACGCATTTGTAATTGTTGTGTCTGCGTTTGCTGTATACCTTTTTATAGCCATTATTTAACAGTTCCTTTAATATCCAATTCCGGAAACTTTACTTCGAAAATAGCATTTTGTGGGATTGCCACATATCTTCCGTCCGGAGAAGTAAATTCATCTATACTAAAACCAATTTGTGAATAATTGCTTGCATCTTTTTTAACAATTTTAACATTAACTGTGTCCGCAACTCCGCGTACGCGATTCAAAGTTGAGTATATCTCTGTGATGGAAAACGATTCCCCAATGGAAAGTACTTTTTCTTTGATTCTCTGTCTCAGGGCTCGTGATGCAACTTCTAAAGTATCGAATTTATTTGCTGCAGAATGACTTACAATTTCAAACTCAATTCCAATATTAACAATTTCTGCATCTAAAATGTCTACTGTATCATTTATCATTTTGTAGCGGTTGACCCAAGTTTTAAGATTCTGTTTTAGTGTGTCGTTTGCTTTTATTAATTTAGTGTTTGCATCTTCAGATAAAATGTATAAATTAAGATTTCTTTTAAAAGAGTCTACATCACGAATAACATGACATTTTTTAATGGCCCCAAATTGAGCAGGCAACCTATAAACTAAGCTTGAATAATCTTGTAAAGTTACTGCACGACTTTGGGCAGAAAATGTACTTTTAATTCTTTGTTTTATTTGTGTTACGCTGGGCGTGGTTATGTTACCCAAAATAGGTTCGTCGTTGTTTACTTCTAAAGATGTTATAACCTCATTTAATTTTGAACTAACTAAGGTCGCACCATCCAATACAGAAGGAAATTCTAATCTAGCATCACGTTTGGCTACTAAAGTATTGGCGGCAGCATTCGTGTTTGATGCAGTATTAATACGATATCTAATAGTTAAAATAACATTGGATGGGCTAATTCCTAATTTATCTGTTGATAATAAATTAGTTGGATCAAAAGATTCGTCTGTAATATAGTCTCTCCCGTGAATTTTTAATATTACTTGACTTGGATCTTGGACTGCTGCGACTTCTGGCGTTAATTGATCTTCAGAGCCGTATCCAAATTGTAATATAGTTGTTCCATATTCTTTTACAACAGTAAATCGTCTTGGTACTGCAACTGTTTTTAAGATAAAAGGAGTGTCTTTCCTGTCTGAATTTGTATTATTTATTGGAACATAGATTGTATCTTGGGAAAGCTCTTCTACTTCAGACCATTCATTTCCATCTTCGTCCGCTACGGAAATAATTTCTGCCACATTTGCATTCTTTAATATTATCCTGCGAAATGGCTCGTGGTCTCCAACTGTTGCTACTTCACTTTCAAACTGGCCAGAGACTACAGAACCATGGGCTTTGACTGCATAATGTGTTGTTAAGGAAGAGTCTTCATCAAATTTAGCTGCAATAATATCATTTTTGTTATTAGAAAAATCTATATTTTCTAATAAAGTAAAAATATTACCATTCGTTGAAATAAAAGTGCTCCCTCTTCTTAAAACAGGGATGTAATCAGAATCGACTCCAATACCATTTGAATTGGCTGGAACTAAAATATAAAAAATTGCTGTGCCATAAGAAGATGGAGATGTTTCATATTTATATCCTAATTGTTTTCCCAATCTTATTACATTATTGTATTCAACCGCAGTGTCTAAAAAGGATTCATTTACTTGATAATCTAAATAAAAAGATAAAATGTCTCCAACATATGCTACGGTGTCAAGCATAAGCGCACCGAAGGAGGACTTATTAAAATCTTTGAAACTTTCAGGATAGTAAGTTTTTGCATATGATACTAAATCACTCTTAATTGAATTAAAATCTCGACTACTATATTTAATTGGTATTTGTTTTTCAGACATATTTAACGTATTTCCCTTATAATATTAAATAGTGTCTTCAAAGAAGAATTCCACAACATCATAGATCCGTAATGGTTTGATAAGATATTTAATTTGAAGTTTAAATAAATGAGGATCTCCATACTCTATTTCATCTGGGCCGAACATTGTTACCTTCACTTCTATAAATGGCATATATTTATTAACTTGACTTATGATTCTTGTTTCTATTTCTTGGTACGTTAGCTCGTGATTTGGCTCAAATAAATAATTTCTTATTCCGACACCATATTCAGGATCCATAATTCGTTCACCAGGTGCAGTTAAAACAAGCATTTTTAAATTTTGAGATACCATTTCTGCATAAGTTTTATTTAATGTATAGCCGTCGCTTGTATCTTCTTGTAATGGTAATTTTGGTGATAGCCCTGATGCCATAAAAATCTCTCCTTTAGTTATAATTACTTCTTTTTTATAAAATTGGGCCTATCTTTCTAAATTCTTTTTAATTTTAACAGAGTGCGTCTGTCCCTAGCACATCATAAGGGTCCCAAATCTTAGTGTCTAGACCATGAGTTACTGCAATTTGGCGGTTCCAGTTGCCTTCCATGAAGGCCACATCGAGATCGTCGATATCGCCCCCGGCAGCCACGTACTTCTCCCCGATCTGTGCGATCTCGGCTGGCGACAGGCCACTCTCGGTTATTAAAGTGCCGGCGGGCGCTGTTAGCAGACCTGTTATATGTAATTCCACACCTCCACGGTTTCGGTTTGGGAGCGGCTTGCCGTCGAACCATTCACCGCCGGCGTCTTCAGCATTGCGATCAACCCACTGAATAGTTACAATATCCTGTAAATTATTTTGAGTTATGAACTCCTCGATGCTTTTCTTTATTGACCCGGCGAGATAGTTGAGTTCTCCACAACTACCATGGTCAACTGAAAATGCCCAGCCGCTGCCCGCGCTGGTGGTGTTTTCGCCGTAAACCCAGGAACTCCCCATATCTTTGACTGCAATCTTTGTAGATGTACTTCCATGCACGTTTGAGTCAGGATCATCTTTTTTCCATTTAATATAACCAAGGGTTTTATCACAAGTTGCCTCGTAAAAATGTTTTGGCCCATCTGGCTGGCCTACTACAAATGACAGAGTATTTCCGTCCAGGAAGTTCGGGCGGAAATACTCTCGTGTTTGAGCGCTCGGGTGATGCCAGTTTCCTTTACAGTTTGTACCCTCGTAATCTTCGTTAGTGTACGGGAACTTAATAACCCATGCCACCACAGGGCTGTCCTTAGTAATTTCTTCAAGCTTTTTCTGAATTTCTAGTTTTTTATCTCCTTTTTCAAATATAGAAACCTCTTCGCCGAGGAATGTTACCCTACTAAGCACTGGTTCCCACGTATCACAGGCCTCATCGATACACCACTGGAAGTTCGACAAGCTTGGCAAATATGACGGTCCGGGGATTGTCTGCTGGCCGCCGGCGCTCAACACATCATTATAGAAGCCCTCAAGTATAAGAATTTGTTTTCTTGCTAATTCAAAGGTGGCCTTATTGTCGCATAAATCAACCAAGGTGTCTGAGACAGGGAAGGGCGAAGAATTGACACTTTCACAATTAAAATATAAAATATCTAAAAATCCCTGGCTTGAGCCTGGCAGAATCATGCTGTCTGCCACCCAAGCATTATTTATATAATAATCTTCGTTTTTTGTTAAATCGCTTATTACTCTTTTATATTTCTCAATATAATCAAATGCATGTCCTTCGACTTCTATGAGCGTATCATAATATTCTCTTAAAGTAGAAAATATTACTTCTAAGTTCATATCTGATGTCGCTTCTCCGGCTTTTTCTGCAGCTATCAGAGTATCAAATAACGCTGTGTCTGAAAACTTTCTATATTGGTAGGCCCAATCGAACGACGCCCCGGGGTTGTCCCGAGGGAAAGCAGTTGAGTTAGAATTCCTCGCCTTATATTTTTGGCGGAGAATCCAATTGCGGTCATCTTCCATTATATTATAAGATTTCATCAACATGTCAAACATTTTTTCATCCGCCGTATATTCTTCTTTAGAAATTGTTGGATCTTCATCGACTGCGCTGTCGCATGCTTTAACCTCGGCGGCTTTCAATTGGTCAGGTGCTTTATTCCCGAACCAAATACCGCTCATTGTGTCGCCTAAATACTTTTCTAACATGCACATAGTAAATCCTGCAGGGGTCCATGGGGTCATGAAAAATGGATTACATTTTTTCCATCCTGGATCAGTGGCTTGAACCATACCTTTCATAATACCAAGCGGAGTCATGGCAAAAATTTGAGAATAGCTTGGTGGGCTCCCAAGCATTAAAGTTTGAAATTTGTTCCACCAGCTATCCTCTCCTGTGTCTTCTGTTTGACTGGTTTGTTCTTGACTGGCGGCTTCGGCGCCTCCTTTCAATGGATCCGCCGCTTGTGTATTAGAATAGAATAGAGATCTTAACATTCCTTTTGTTTCAGGAAACATGCCACCTTTTAATTCTGTTTCAGTGTCATAAACAGGAAGGCCGTTGCTGTCTTTATTGCCCGTGTCATATTCAGCCTGTGTTGTTTTCGTATATTCATCTAGTTCGAAAGTCTGCATAAGAACATATAATGAAATCAATGTTTTATAATTATCAATCGGAAATATTCTTCCAAAAAGTTTTTCAAAATCACTTGTTTCTGTCATTAAACCAAGAAGCTTGTTAAGAGGGAATTCATCTTCAATTGAATCTTGATAAGAAAAATATCCCAAAGGCACTGCTTTTGTGTCCTGGGCCAACTTCACGAATCCGTCTGCAATAGTTTTTGCATCTTGGTCTGATTTTCCTTGTTCCTTCGCCTGGCTTTCATAAAAACTATGCAGTGCGCCTGTTTCTGCAAAATTAAGACCACCAACAGGGAGTTCAACCTCCATTAATGGTATTTCAATTATGGGCGGTGATATGTCGGCGCCTTCTTTTAAAGTTGTTAAAGCGCTTTCATACTCAACGAACATATATGTTCCAGTGTCAAGCTCTGCTTTTCTAAGCTTTTCATATAAAATATAAGCTTTTTTATTCAACAAATTTGGGCCTTCAATGGGCCCATTTATACTTGTATTAAAGGGCAGTAAAAGTTTATCAAGGTCGATCTTTACAGTCTTGTTAGTGTCGTCTGAGTTAAGTTTCCTTTTTACAGGTTCTTTTTCCAAACCCAGATAGATGGTATCGCCGGTGGAGGGATCGATCTGGATCGCCGGCGGGCCAACGCCGGAATATACAGGGGCATAATCATATCTAAGTGGCAGGACATAAACCAATCTTAAGCCATACATCCATGGATCAAAATAATTTGTATGTGGCTCGCTAGCTTGGACAGAATTTTTATATTTTGCTACACCAAAACTATCGGCCGTCATTGCTTCCCGCCATTGGTTTATATTAATATAAGCACCTGGCTTTTCATCAAGATTGTCAGGAGTGTGCCAAATATTTCCAAATTCAAGAGGGAGGTCATTGTGAACAGAAGGGTCGAGTTCAAAAGCCTTAGAATTCATAACATCATCATATTCGGACTGGGCCCTGGTCTTGACGTGGGCGGACCAGTGGTCTTTGACGCACTGGGCATCGCATGCGGTGCCGATGGTATACATTCCATACCATTTTTTATATTCGTCGTATACCAACGCCATGGCGGGAGTGAGCTGCTCTTTGAGGTTGTTGTCGGGGTAGTTGGGGTGGGCCGGCGTCTCAATCTCGCCTGGTGACATGCCGGCATAAGGGAACGCGAGCCAGCCCATGATTGTGGTAAGTTTGCTCAGGGCAATTGCTTTTTTTTCATCAAGACTTGTTGGTGTTATTTTTATTATGGGATCTTCTATCTTTGTGTGTTGGTGCGCACGGATATAAGGTTGCAATATAAAACCGCCATTTGGGCCTATTTTTGAAATAGCAGAGAGAGTAGATGCAACGGTATCTGTACCTAGGTATTCAATGTCGACGTAGCGATTTGTGCCGGCGTCTCCGTGGCCGGTGAAGAAGGCGTTGATTATAGAGAGGGGCGCCGACATTCCCCCGAAAGCGGCATCAAACTCCAACCACTCGCCCCCGTACCACGTGTCGGTAATGTATGCCTTGGCATTGGTGCGGTACCTGTTCATGAAATGTGAGTATAATCTTGGTTTGGTTAGGAAATGAGGATTTGGAGGTTGCCAGGCGTCGGAATCTTTATTCGTGTTATAATTTGGATCTATTTCGGCTATCTGCGGCATTAAATTAAAAATATTATCGTTGGGATCTGGGGATTGAACGTCCCCAACAAAGAAATCGTCAGTATTGTCCGACCCGCCAAAAAAGCTTTTCTCTTGACCCTCCCTGTATCCATAATCTCTATCCAGGTGGCGCCAAAGAAAAGAAGACAAAAAAGAATGTTTCCAACTTTTTATATCTATATCTAATCTAGCTTCAAACTCTTTTTCCATAAAATCGCTAACTGAGATTATTTGTTCTTTGAGCAAATATTTTATACCACTTAAACTATAAGGATTGCGATCATATTCATATGGTTCCTCAGTTAGCGGATCTAATAATTTATATCCTCGTTTAGTTGCTTCCTTTATTTTTGCCCTTAATATCTTGTTGGCATAATAAACAACATGTGATTGGAACTTTGGCTCAAAATCGGCGCCATCTTTAGGAGCTATTACTTTTGTTGCCGGTTCATCGATAAATACATTTCTACTAAAGGGCCATGGCGTGCCACCAATTGGATTACTTATACGCTGTGGCCCAGCTTTTTCGTTAGGTGTCTGAAAATTTTCTTTTTCATCTCCAGTTGTGGTCTTGAACGTTTTTTGATAATCTAACATAGCCAGTTCATGTACCATATTAGAAACAATAAGATTTATAATTGTTTCTGATTTGAGCACATCTTTTACTTTGAACATGGTAGAAACAGGCAAAAGACGGAGAAAAGTTTCAACAGTATATAAACGAGCTAATATATAAATTATACCTTCTGCTATTGAGCGCGAAAGATTGGGAGTGTCATTATCTATATCTGGTTCTTCTTCGCACTCAAGGGCCTCATTTCTTTCGCGAATATTTTGTTTTAGTTCTTCTATTTTTAAAAGAGAAACCTGTTTTATATCACACAGATCATCGGCGGGGAATATTTCTCTAGGAAAAAGGCCGGCAAAAAACTTTCTAAACATTTCTTTACCATCAGGATGAAAGGTTGGAGATCTCCGAAATGCATCAAGCAAATGATTTCCTAAATCTCGTGTTATAATATTAAACATTTTTTCTAAGCTTTTCTCCGTATCTTGCCCAAAATACATCCCGGGATAGAACTTTTTATTTAATACATTAAAAAATTCTTGTTCTAGCGGAGAATGGAACCAATTATCTGAAGCGAGGGCTGCTTCGTCGATGCCAGACTGTTTGGCCTGCTCTGTTGGGCTCATCGCCCACCAGCCGCGTTTTATTTTTCCTTCTTTTATTTTTGCAGCGTTTTCAGTATATAAATATAAATATTTTCTTATTTGAGCTTCAAGATTATCAAACCATGGCGCGCCATTGTGTAAAATATTATAAAAAAAGAACCGATCTTTACCTACCCAATAGTCAGTTTCAATTATTTGTTTTCCGGGGTCAGCAACAGAAAGATAATATTCTAGCTTATCGTCAGTCGCGTACACGGCGAGAGGGTTGGATGGATCGCTCCAGAGGAATCTTCGCTTTGGACTTTTTAATATAAAATTACTAAGGAGGTTATCAATGCTATAACCCGGGAGCCATTGGAAAGGGGCGTTAAATGATTCTCGTATTATTGGTAAAAGGGCGCGGTCTGGTATATTTCCTGGGGTTTGCTTTTGGTTTTGCCAGGGTGTGTCGGATTCGAAATTCGTGAGGCCGTCAAGTGGCGGAAAGCCAGATGGGTAGCCTGTTAGAAGTTTATTATGAAATATAAATATTTCACTTTTAAACCCAGGCTCAATTGTTCTTAAATTTTGATCAATTAATGTATTGTTTATCAGATTCGTTGGATAGATGTCATGTGGAATTCTATCCGGGTTGCCACAATCATCTGCAGCTAGGGGCGACTCTGGATTGTACGCTTTGTCAAGTAAATTAAGAAGCTTTTCTATCCTGTCAAGTTTTGCTCTGTTGCAAACATTTTCAACTTGTTCTTTTGTTGCATGGCCATCCAATAACTCTCCGCAAAGTTCATGCACGTATGGTGGGATTTCACATTCACTATAAAGCTGCGTTGGTAATTTTTTTTGTATCTCTTCACAATATGCAGGATCAATAACGCCTTCAAAACTCTTATGAAAAAATTCCTTAATCTTTTTATAAGAAAGAGTTTCATCATTCCCTTTTAATTGAGAATAGAGATTTTCAAATGATGTCATTAATAAATTTTTAATAATCTTTGATACAGTGAGTGTCGCCTCGCCATTGTTAAAAAGTGCACAAAGTTCTGCTTGCGAAAGCATGCTTTCCAAGGCTTCCATTAGGCCTAAAATATTATTAGCTAGATCAGGCTCTGTTAAGTCAACTCCTTGGGCGCTAAGTTTTTTGGCCAAATTTCTTGCGGCGGCGCCCGGTGTTAAATCCATTAAATCATCAAAACTTGCTTTTCCAGGAATGCGATTTTTATTTCCCGGGTCTTTCGGGTCAAGGCCATCCCAGAGAAAATTCTTGAGGGCTTGGCACGCTAGAATAACTTCATTTAAGGTTTTCTTAACAAAATATAATATTGCTGCGTGAGCTATTTGTGCACCAATGGCGCGCATCACTTCATCTGCCTGTGAGCCAAATGTGGTGGTCTTGTCTCTCGGGCGTTCTACTGCTTCTTCTTCTTTGTATTTCCGCTGCCGTTTTGCTTCATCTTCTTTTTTGGCCACTTCTTCTGGGGTTGGATTAACTGATTTTCTTATGGGATCGACGATTAAAGATTGAATTAAGTCAATAGCATTCGCACTATAACTTATTATATTTCTGCAAAGTTCCTTTTTAAAATTGGGATCAGTCATTTTCATTATTGATTTAGATATATCGCTCGCAGCTTCTGCCACTTCAGCATTAGTTACGCCCCCATATGATGAGGGCATATATGTTCCAGCGCTTCCTTCTACATAATTTGCATATGACGAATCCATTTCAACTTGACGTCTTCGGCCGATGGTATTGGCGATTTGTGTGTCTATTGCTTTTACATCTTTCGAAAGATTCTTCTCTTCTGGTGAGCCAGGTGTCGCGTTTTTAAGCTCGGATTCAACAACAACCTTTCTAGCAGTCAGTTCTTCAATTTGTGTGTTATATCTGTCTCTTTCGGACATAAGTTGTTGAAATTCTGCGTTTTGTACTCTTTTTTGTGCTTTGATTGTCTTAGCAGCATTGGCTACTTCTGTTGCAACTTGTGCAGTAGATTCTGCAATTAATTTGGTCAAAGTGCCGTCTTTGCTTATATTATCAAAAAAGTTGTCAGCACCCATTTCTTTCATTGCATATCTACAAGCTATTTCAAGCCACTCGTTTGGATCTAGCCAACATTTTATTGCTTGTTTTACTAAAGTTTTAACGTCTGCCTGACTTAAGACTCTCGTGAAAATCGAACTTACGGGGTTGGGCCCATCTTCGATCCGTAATCGATCTCTTGTTTCAGGCAAAGTTCGCCAAAAATCATCGGCCACGTTGCGTACCCACTTTCGACTATAATGGGTATAATTTTCAGCCCAAGTTGGATCATTGGTCATTGCATTCGCGCTCATTCTTGATTTGTGTGATGCAAGTGGTCCATGATTGTTAGTTATATACTGTTCCTGGGCCTTTTTGGTTCCTTCAGGATGATCATGAAGAAACTTATGAGTATGCTGAATAGGTCCAATATATTTTTCAATAAAACTAAGAAGATCCAACTTTGTCCTGGCTGTTTCTGGGTCTATGTTAAAATCTACTTTAGGGTTGCGGCTGGCGCGGTCATCAACTACATCAAAACTATTTCCTTTGTGCATTGTAGATATAAAATATAATGTTCTTTCTGTGTCGGTCACAGTTCTGCGTAGTGTGCGCCGGAAGTCTTGAAAAGCGGGCTCTAAAGAAGCATTGAAGCCTCCTCCAAGGATTCTTGAATGTTCAACTTCACCCAGTCTTTGTATGCCAATTAAGCCAGGGGCCGTGCTATCTTCATTAAACTTAGTTTTCGGAGCGTATTCCCGTACATATGCAATATCCCAATCGGGTGCTGGGCCGTGAATTTTTTCTAGTTTTTTGTTTGATTTAGTAATGCCAATTTCAATTAAGTTCTTATCTTTGCCCCATGTTTCTGGATATTTTGCCCACTCTTCTTGTGCTTCTGAGGTTGGCCTATCCCCGGAGAAAAATCCACTGGGGACTCCTTGGCCGCCGCCGGCGGTGGCATCTTTTAATAAAGTTTTTAGTGCTTCTCTGAAGTCCTCTATCTGGTCTGCTTCGTTATCAAGCGATATCGTGTCCCAGCTGCCAAGTGCTGTTCCTTTTGGCGCCGGAGTTGGGCCAATTTCAAGTGGCGGTATAGACTCCTTTTGGGCTTGCTGATATACCTTTAATGTTTTTGCTATTTCATCAAGATCGTCATCGATTGATCCAACTTTCATAATTATTGCCCTATCAGGCGCTAAAACTTCTAGATTGGCACCAGGATCCGCGTCCTGAAGAAGGAGCAGTGTGGCTGGTTTACTTATCCCAATAAGAAAAGTTAAGCCTGGGTTGAACATACTTTGGTTGTCTTCTATGTCCTCTATTTCGGCATTAATAGAAGCCAATTCAGCTTCTTGGAGACTATCTGGTGGCGGTGGCTGCGGTATTGCGTCTCTTTGTGCTTTAAGTTCTGCAAGTTTTTGTTTGTCTGCAGGCGCGTGAGCATCCTTTCTAGTTTCAATTGTATAGCCCCCAAATTCAACATAACCAGCTTTGATAAACTCTTCAACTTTGGGCCCAATCAAATTATAATAATCTTCTCGGTTTGTTTGTCCTGGGCCAGTAATGGCGCCTTTGTGGGCTATATTAGCCTTGACAAATCTTCTACCCAACAATTCCAACGCAAGAGGAAGTGAAGCTTTAACCATATCGAACCAGGTTTCATACCCAATTTCAACACTGCCTTGGGCGAATTGTGCGATTGGATGTAAATTTTTATATGATCTATAATCAAATGTATAATAGTACCAATCACTATCTTCTAATAATTCAACAAATCCAAATGGCTTATCTTCTAACCCATCAGCCCCAACTGGTTCGACATCATGGATATCAATAGCATGCTGTGTTGCTAAGTGTATAAAACTTTCTGGTACTAGTGCTTTGGTGCGTATATTTGAGTCGACTGTGACACTCTGCGGTGCTGGCGAGGCCTGCGTCATGGCGTAGAGACGGTCGCCGCCGATGATCGGTCCGCGCTTGGCGTCGTCTTCGTCCGCGGTGTAGAGATCCACCATTGCGTCGAATGGGTTGGTGGCGCCCTTTTTACCAAAGGTTTCCGCCGCGCCCTCACCAGTCCATAAATCATCGGTAGACCACTTTTCTTTAATTAGATCAATAACTTCTTGATATCTTTTGCTGCCGAAATAGCCTTCTTTCACTTCTTTCTCCTAATTTGTATTGTTATATTTGCTCTTGATGTAGCACTTTGGATTTTGTGGGTTAAGATATTTTGACTCGATTTTTCGAATATTCTTTGTGTGCCTCTTATAAGAAACAAATACTGTTGTCCCAATACCATTGCTAGCATCACAGCCACTATTTATATTTCGTGCGTCTTCTCGTACCGGAGTATATGGACATGCTGGCGGGTGCCCATGATTAGAATAATGGTCTAAAAATTGAACCAGATAATTAACTAATTTTTGATTTGTTGACATGATTTGTCTTATTTCATAAGAAATTTCGCGCAAGCATCCTTCCAAATTATCGCCTTTCACTAAAGGTTGCATGGTCGCACCTCTTTTCAAAAATTTGTTTTCGCCGTCGCCGAGCTTTTCTGTCACTGTGGCGTTCTCTGGGTCTATGGCGATCAAATCAATTCCTTTGGCTGTGATGACTTCGCCATATGAGTTAACTTTATCGGGTCCGGTTATTAATTTAATTCCCTCATTTCCTATAATTCTTATTGCATCGGCTTTGATACCAATTCCAGACATATTAATAGATGGTTTGACTTTTCCTTCGGGAATCCCACGAAGCTTGGTGAGGCCAAAATTATCATCAATATCTGTTTTTTGACTAATATAAATTCTAGCTGCATCAGTTGCAAATTTTACAGGCGCGGGGTTTTGCTTGTCTTCTTTCGGGGCATATGGAACTAGCATCGGATCGACCATCATGGAGCTTTCCGTATCGCCTTCGCCGGCATACTTAAATTTTTCTATTGGCGTTGGGTGCATTCTTCCGACTACAAGATCAATCATTCCACATTGTGTGTCGCCTTTACCGCCATACCCTGAATATATCCCACCTGGTCTATCTCGGCCTAGGACAATATAACTATTGTTTTTTCCAGGAATTACTGTTTCACAATCTGCCTTCACAAAATGAGGTATTGGTTCTCTAATATTTCCACAATTTAGGCCGGGGACTTTTTTAGTCTTTGACTGGTTCGTTTTGGCCTTTTGGAGATCCTTGGAGTCCATGCCGCTTTGGTTTATTGCTGGTACATCGCCATTTGCCATTTTATGTTTTCTCCATATAAGATGTTGCTTTAAACCACATTTTTTGTCCTTTTTCTAAATATTTATTTAAGGAAACGTCACCAAAAACTGGTATTTTTGTTGGGCCATGACCTTTGCCCTTGTGAAGCTTTGGTATTGTTTCGGCTGCCGCGGCTAAAGTAATATACCAAGATTCTAAATGGCCAAAACCGAGTTGGCGCGTAAGAAGATAGTGTTCTAAAAATGGGCTGCTATCTGTTCCCCATCTAGAATAAGAAACTATTCCAGATATTGCAGAATTACCTTTACTTTTTAAACCGTTTTTCCAAAATATTTCTGGTTTATTATATTTTTCGATTGGAAGAGGCCCTATTTTCCCCCATGGGAATCCGGGTTCAATATTGTGCCTATTCCCCCTTTTTTTAATAAAATGGCTGGTTGGATAGATATCCACGCCGCCTCCGGCGGCAGGAAAATTCCAAGCTAAAATATGTTTATGCCATGTAGGCTTCTTATACCCCCAGGAATATGTTGATCTCGGAGGCGTGTTGACAATACTTGACACCAATTCATATAAAGCCGCAGCCTGGTCAAGTGTCGGCAAAAAATAATGCCCAGTAGGAGACCAAGTTATTCGACCTGACCAAAAATTATTATTTGAAATATCTAAAACTGGGGTATTCTGATTTGCATTTGGTCCTGTTCGCAGCCCGGGCGTTCCAAAAGGACCTAGTATAAATGGGAAAGAATTATCTGGTAATCTTTTGTCTGTAATCCAATTATGTAATTTATTTTTAAAATTAGAAAATTTTTGACTTTTATTAATTTCTTTTATTGGCTTATGCGAAGCCCAAGTAGAGCTAGGTCCAAAAAAATGACGTCCATCAAATGGCGAAGAAACCATACAACCAACAGAGGTACTAGAAAAAGTATTCTTTTCATTTATAACAAGGCCATATGGTACATTAACTCGAATTGTACAAAGTCTATGTTTATGGCCGTTCTTATAATTTTCAAGACCAACATGAGAACCATCTAAAATAGAATTCATAGAAATTGTATAATGCATGGTAGGATTTGTGTGTATTTTTTTATATGTTTCTATATGATTTCGACCAGATTCTCTTATTATAAAAAGTTTTGTTTCTTTTCTTTGTTTGATTTCTAAATCTGGAGGTAAGAAAAATAATTTATTTCCTGGTCTGTGTTGAATATATTTAAAATCAGAAAGCTCATCAGCCATGTCTTCGACATTTTTAATTATTGAAGATCCTGGAAGGATATCGTAATTTTTCATATTAGGATAATCAAGCTCTTTATCAATATAAATTTCTCTGGTGAGGTGTGCCAAACTAGAAACCTCTAGCGTTTCAGCTGTTATTTCTCCTGGGGTAAAATACACATATTTATCTTCAAAAGGGCTCCCTTTATTTATATTTCCCTTTGCATTCTTATCATAGGCGTCTTGTGGCGAATCTATTGTAGGAAGTGGTATGAGGATTGGTCTAGTCTTATGAACTGGGCCTATATAAATTGGGTCAGTCCAAGTAGATGTATCCTGCGGGTCTGGCTTGTTTAGCCAGTCAACATAAACTAGCTCTCCCAGATGAGGAACGTGTAAACATTCTTCTTTTGCAACAAATCTTGGAAGTGCGATAACGGCGTCTACCTCACCAGGCTCAAGATCCTCTCCTCCAGAATCTCCTGTTACATGATTAATTAAATATGAGGTGGGTTTTGGAGTGAGCGTAATACCATCAACATACCCATAAACTTTTACTTTTGGTATCATTGGAGTTTGTGTTATCCTTCTCATCCGTGATTCGTCAGAAGTAGGATAGTCCCACGTGCTTGTACTGTCTAAACCAAATACGACAGCATAATATGGACCTGCTTGGGCAAGATTAATATTAGTTTTATAGTCTTTTAATATTAACTTTACAAGTTCTCTGAAGGGATTGAAATTGCTTACATCAAATTCTCGGCTGGTTGGAAGATTGGTTGTTATATTATCAACCATTTCCATTTCCTTGAATTAAATCAAATAGTTCATCTTTGTCTTCATTTGAAAGGGAGACGTCTTCCTGTTTAGAAAGTTGTTTGTGGAGCAAAGCAGTAATCTTTACCAATTGTTCATTAGACCTTTGTAAGGTTTCTACATACTTTGCAGCAATTTGTCCCAGATCTTTATGCGTGTCCGCAGTTGATTGTGTCTTTTTTATCTCGATGACTAAATCTGAAAGTAAATTCGCAGTGATCGAGCGATCATTTTTAATGTTTTCTATTGCTTCTTGAATATATTCACTTACATGTTTCAGTCCCGATTCCATTCTTTTTTAAACCCCCGATATCTTACTCTCAATTTATTAAGATTGTTGACTACTTGTTTTGTATTTAATCCTGTAATTTCCCTTAGATATAAGTAAATAGCTTTTTTGTTGAAAATTTCAATATCTTCTGAGCTTTCGAATAAAATTTTTACTGCTTCTAAAACTTTTCTCTCGTTGGCTTTAAGATTTTCACCGCCCCAAGATTCAATGCGCAAATACAATGATTTCCAAAATTCTTTTTCATTTCGAGTTTCATAATAATTATTATAAGAAACTAAATGCTCTTGTTCTAGGCTTTGTTTTACATCATCTAGTTGCACTTCTCTTTTTGTTTGTTTTGAATTTTTCTTAACTTTATGAATAAACCAATTTTTTGTAATTACACTAAAATAAGAAAAAGCTTTTGAGCCTTTTTCTGGATCAAATTTATCTAATATAGTTGTAAGCCAAATCTTACATTCTTCTTTTAAATTATCGATATTGGGTAAGTTTGTAAATTTATAAGTGTAAACTATCTTGTCTACCATTTCATCGAAAACGGGGCCTATATATTCAATATATAATTTTGTTCTAATTTTTATGTCATCTGTTTTTGCGTATTCTACAATAGCGTCTTGATGATCCTTGGTAAAATAATGATTTTTACGTTTCGCCATCTTCACCTTCCTCTTCTTCATCATATACTAATGTATAAATCTCTTCATAAGCTTTTATCTCTTGTACTATTTCTTTTGAATACTCTAAGAGGCGTTCAATTGTTTCGTCTCCATAATATGTTTCCATATTATATATTGTTTCTATATATTCAGAATAGTCACTTAAAGTTTCTAAAAAGTCCGCTACGTTATCGGAAACAAATAGTAATTTTTTCAATAAGGTATATACATACCAAATAAAAAATAAATTAACTACTGCGGACACTATTAATAAAGTTAAAATCATTCCTTATACTCCTGATTGCGCAAAATTTCTTTCTCTTTTTTAAGATCTTCTTTGTTGCTTTCAATAAAATCTTTTACTAGGCTCCCAACTTTGTGTGCTTGTTCTTGTTTTTTATGTTGTGCAGAAAAATTGCTTGGAATACGCTTTAAACTCCCGGATTCATTGCATTTTTTTACTTCATGGCAAGATGTATATTTTTCTTTAATTGAATGAAAAGCTTTAAATTCTTTTTCGCACTTTTCACAAAAATATATGTAAATTGGCATTTTTATTTTTGTGCTGGCTGATCAGCAACTGCATCAATATCTTTTAAATCTTGAAATTGTTCTTCAGCTTCATCATCAAATTTAACCAAAGGCGGATTCATCACCATCAAACCATCCTCTGATAATCGAAATTTAAATTCTTTTAGCACCGGTACAATATCGCTTTGTTCCAGCAAAGATCTCTGTAGTGCCATCATAACTGCGCCAACTGCTTGATCTGTCATCGCCATGTTTTTATCTTCTGTCATTTTATTTTTCCTCCAATTCGTTTTTAAGTGATTTATAACATCGATGTATACCATTTTGGATATCCATCTCTGCCTTCCATCCTAATTCTTTAAGGGGCAATACGTTGCCTTGTGTATACAATACATCGCCTTTTCTTTCTTCTATATAATCAAATGTTACATCTGGAAAATATTTTAGAACAATCTCTTTGATCTCGTTTAAAGAAATGTTACTGCCTGTCCCAATGTCAAAATGCCGTCCATTGAAATTTTCTTTGTGCTCCATTGCAAAAAGATTAGCCGATACAACATCGCCTAAATATGCCATATCTCTTCTTTGTTCACCATTCCCTGTGATAAAAGGATTTTTACCTTTTCTTATATGTTCCATCCAATTAGCAATTGCCGTGGCATATGGCCCTTGAGCTTCTTGGTCTTCTGAATAAACATTAAAATATCGTAAACTAACTGTGTCTAAACCATATAAATCAGAATATAGTTTGCATTCCATTTCGGAAATTAATTTTTGTAGCCCATATGGATTTGTGGGGCCGGATCCATTTCCATTTACAGATGAGGATCCGGAATAGATGACTCGTTTGACGCCAGCTTTTCTAGCAAAATTAAGAATATAGGTTGTTGCTAATACATTATTTTCCATTGTCTCTACTGGCTTTTCTACACTGTATGCAACTCTTGGAATACAAGCTAGGTGAAAAATATATTCTGGTTTGAAATCAAAATAATGTGGGTGGAATCTTTGGCTGCCGTCTGAATATTCTTTAAGATCTTTTACAATATTGCATCCTTCAAAAAGATCGATTCCTTGTACTTCGTGTCCTAATTCTTGTAATTTTTTATATACGCGAGAGCCAATATATCCTCTATGCCCCGTCACCAAACATCTAGCCATTATTTTTTTCCTTTGTTACTGCACCTTCGATATCTTTCCAATCATGCTCTTCTCTTACTTCAAGATTTTTTTGCCAAACGGACTTCATAACCTTTGGGTCAATGCCAATTTCTTCAAATAATCCAATAAATGCATTTAAGTCTTTTGGAAAACATTTTCCTCCAAAACCAAGGGAGTCATCATGGCCAGGAACATCTAAATGAGAATTTCCAATTCTTCCATCAGAAACAAATCCATGCATTGTGTCCTCCCAGCTTACATTAAGTTCATCTGCTGCTTGCTTCATTTCATTCATAAAAGAAACTTTAGTAGCAAAAAAACAATTTGCCATATATTTTATAAACTGCGCAGTTGTTACATCTGTTTTAATAATTTTAATATACGGAAATCTACTCTTTATAAGCTTTTCTGCCTCATCAAGCAAATCTGGGCGGCCACCTAATATAATTCGAGAGGCATTAATAAAATCTAGCCGCGCGCTGCGCTCAGTTAAAAATTCTGGACTGTGTATAATATTAAGATTAGGATATTTAAAAATCAAATCTTCCATGATGCCTGGTACAACGGTTGATTTAACTATAAAAATATTATCAGTTCTTTCATTTATTTCAGATATTTGATTGAAAGCAGAATACATAATATTTGTATCAATTTTTCCACCTAAAGCATCTTTCATCGGAGTTGGAACAGAAACAAAAATGAATTTTGAAGAGTTTATAACCTCACTCATTGAGTGTGTAGACTTCTCTGGATTTATATCATATATTTTAATATTTGCATGGAGAGAAAACCCATGTGCGATAGCAGATCCTACAAAACCATTCCCTATTATTCCTATATTGTACATTTATTCCTCGAAAACACTTACGCAGTTATTATTTTAGCACACTTTAGTTTATATGTTTAATAATAAATTTCTCAAATAATTTAACTGATTGATTTAAATTTAAGCTTTCAGTGTCAATAATTAAATCTGGGTCAATTGGCTCATCAAATGAATCAGAAATTCCAGTAAAATTGTATACTTTACTTGGGTCTCCATCTGGAAGAAGGGCTCGCCTGTATAGGCCTTTGGTGTCTCTTCTTTTTAACTCTTCTAAGCTACACTTAACATAAACCAATTTTGATTTTGGAATTACTTTTCTAACATGCTGTCTTGTGGAATTATAAGGATTAATTGCAGACATAACGCAAACAACGTTATTTCGGCCTAACACCTTCCCCACAAACGATAGCCTTTTTATATTTGTTTCGCGATCTTTTTTAGAAAATCCTAAATCTTTACAAAGGTTGTTTCTGTATTCGTCGCCGTCGATGATCTCTATTTTAATGCCACGTTTTCTTATTTTTTTTTCAATAGATCTAGCTAGTGTTGTTTTGCCGGCGCCGCTCATACCTGTCATCTGAATATACAATCCTTTTGTTTTGCCCCACTTTACTTTATTCCAGACATGTTCGTGGGTCATAAATAAAACCAACATTAAAGCGTGATATATAATTGCAACAAACCCGGTTTCTTTTAAAGAACCCGTAATAATATAAGCTACTAATGAAAGCACCAAAAAACCTAGAAGTTTCCAACTAAGTGCTTTGCTGAAACTTCTTCTTGTAGAATCAATCAAAATAGATCCTCCATTGTTTTTTCCCAACTCGTAAAGTGATACGCGCGGTCATCGATATATATCCTAGCTGGCACTTTTGTGTTTGTCACCTCGTCGAAGCAATCTTCTAGATCATATTTTTTAAGCCATTCATGAATAGGCTCTACAGGACGACTTGAAAATATAACCAATCTAAACCCTCTTTTTTTAAGTTCTCTTATGGACTCGGCCGCACCGTCGTGTGGCGGATCGTATGTATTATATAAACCCTGCCAGCCTTTAGAATATTTATGGATAACTCCATCAAAATCTATAGCAATTGTATTGTTTTTTATCTTGTACGATATCTCTTTTGGCATTATTCTTTATTCTCCTAATATTTCTTTCTCAACGAATGATTTCCAATCACTATAAGTTGTCTTCTTACGTTTGAAATATCTATTATCTTTTTTTAGTGTGCCGCGGCCGAGATGCATAAAAATAATATTCCCTGAGTCGTCGACTGCGCGGTCTGTCGTAAGAAAAGTAAAAGAATTTGGTAATTCAAAATCAACATTATTATTAAAAGTGTTTTTACTACAAAAATACTTTAAGTTAAATTTATTACAATATGCAGTATATGCATCACAAACGTCTATCTCGTCTTTAACATCTAAAGTTTTTCTTGTAGATTTTATTTCTTCTATTTTTTCTTTAGTTAATCCTTCTAACCTTGGATGGCCTTCTCTCAAGATTGGGAAACATGAAACTTTTTTAGCCAATTCTGTTGTCAACAACATACCTGATGAATGGACTGCATTTATTCTCGTATTATCTAAAAGCGTGCCCGCGATTGAATAGCCTTTTTGTATTTTCTCGTATAAATAATTCATCCAATTTTCATGACAAGCCGCAACGTCATTATGGCACATAAAAACTAAATCCGACTGTACATGTTCCAAACCAACTTCAATCGCCTCTGCGTGTGCTGCAGCCGCAAGATAACAACATTTTTGTTGATTTGAAACCCAAACAACATTTTCCGATAAAGATAAAATTTCGTCTTTATAAGATTCATCCGAAGCATTTTCTACTACAATATATCTAAATTCAAAATTGTTTTTATATTTTTCAAAAGAACGTATACATAGAGATGTCAAGCCCTTAGAATGATAAGATGGTATAATAAAATCAATATTCATTTTTTACTCCCTACAAAAAGTTGATATCTTTAGTTTCTTTTGGATGTGTTAAAAAGTCTATCAGTTTATTTGGTTCCGCCAGTTTACAGCACATTTGGCATTTTGTTTTATAATCCATGCTTCTAACATATTTAATTGCTTCTTTTCTTTGGTCTGATCCCCATATTTCTTTAAAAGAAGATTGATATATGTTTCCAAAAGATAATTTTTTATTCATGGGATGGTAGGTGCATACCTTAACTTCCCCAGTTGCATCTAAAATAGGTTCAAAAAAGTGCCCCTCACAGCTTCTAAAATTATATGCGGTGCCATTTTTAAGATCATGTCTTTTGTCGTCGCTTAAATTAATTTTAACATTTTTAGCGTTATTATCTAAATAATTCCACACATCTACATTAATCTCGGCTGTACCAGTTTTTTTATACGCTGTTTCGGCTTCTTTATAATATCGTGGAAGAATTGGCCTAAACTGTAAATAAGCAATATCATCTGTTTCGCCTACCCAATCTATCAATTGTTTTGCATGCTCAATCGTTATATTGGGACCTACGTTACAATTGATTCCAATTTTAGCTGGGTATTGTGCTAACTCTTCTACATTTCTTTTGATTACTTTTACACCATCAACCTCTTTCCATTCTTTATATTTTTCAGCATCAAGAGTGTCTAAAGAAATGCGCATCCATTCAAAATTTTCGCCTATTAATTTATTATACTTTTTCTTATAAACGGCATTTGTCATTAAACCAAGTTGCAAACCCATTTCTTTAGCATACAATACAGCTTCTTCGAAGTGTGGGTAAAAAGTTGGCTCACCTTGCCCAGCATATGTAATCGCTTTGCCGCCCATTTCAGCAAAATCCTTAAGATATCTTTTAAGAGCCTCTATTTCCAAGTGGGCACCAAATTTATTATCTCTTCCATTTTCCGTAATGCACCAGTAACAAGCCATATTACACTTGTTTGTTAAGCCAACTTCCATAAAAATGGGACAATCTGTGTCTCCAGTGGAAAGATACTGGTGTAACTTATCAAAATGTAAAATTAATTTTGCTTGTGTGCCAAATGGGTTTGCGCCTGAAAATCTTACGTATTCATTACTCATCTTTAATATTCCTTTTGATTTTTAATTAACATTTCTATTCCATCCCATATGCTATATTTTGGCTTAAACCCCAAATTATTTAATTTTGCAACGTCCAAATACATATCTTTAACTTGTACTGTTTTATGAAAATGTGGTGGTTCTACAGAAATAAAATTACTCTTTGAGTTTGTTCGTTGTTTAACATAATTCATCATATCTATAAACCTATGTGGTGTCCCGCTTCCAATATTAATAATTTCATTTAAAGGAGCTTCTTTCACAACAAGATTTATCGCACGACATACATCTTCTACATGCATAAAATCTCTTATATCTTCACCAGAATTATATAAATTAATGTCTTTACTATTAACAACCTCTCCTATTAAATATTGTAATGCGTTTCTTTTTTTAGAAACTTTTTTATCTTCTATTCCATATATATTACAAAGTCTTAAAATTCTATAATTAATATCAAATGTTTCGCAGTAAGATATTAATAATTGTTCAGCCGTCCTTTTAGTAATAGAGTAAAATCCTTTAGGGTTACAACAAGATTCTTCTTTAGCAGGAAGATCATCGGTCTTGCCATACACAAACCATGAACTAATAAAATTAAAGACTATATTTTCTTTATCTCTACATTTTTCCAGCACGCTAACTAATAAATTTAAATTCGTATTAATATCCAAGTGTGGGTTCTCAAATACATTATAATTATTATTAGTACTTATAAAATATATAATATCCTTTGTTTCTGAAGAGAGTTGAAAACGTGGGACAGTCAAAGACTCAGTAGCATATATATTAGAGTACACGCTGCCTATAAATCCTGTGGCGCCAAAAATTGCTATCTTCATGTTTCTTTCCTTTTATTACAAGACAATAAAATATATAATTGTGGTGGTGCGTTAGCCAATGTACCAGCTTTGATGTGGACAATCTCATCACTGGTACCGCCCCATAATGCCTTCATATTATATGATAAATCAAAATATTTTTTAATATATTTAATTGGCAAAATTTCTGGTATTTCTTCGTAAGCGGCTTTTTTAACGTCAAAATATTCATATTGTCTTACCCTTGATTCGAATAAGCTATATTCTTCATCTTTTAAAAAGGAGTCATCCCAAACACCAGACCAAAGATAATTATCATCTTCGTAGGCATATTCATGTTCTCCATCTTTAACCCATCCTATTTTATAATTTTCAAACCTCCAATGATCGCCTAAACCCCAATCAACATATAATTTTCCTCCATCATTAAGACTATTATAACAACGCTTTATAAAATCTTTTGGGTTTTTTGCAAAATAAGCAGTACGAGTACAGATAATAGTATCGTATTTCTTTTTTAGCTCCCAACTATCATTTATATTCCAGTTATTTAACTGTAGGTCATATAAATCCCCATCAAACCAATTATTATCAACAAAGCCCAATAAAGCAGCTTCTCCTTGTGGCTTAATATGCTCTTTATAAAAGTCATATATATATGGATCACTTCTTCCCATGATAACCTCTCAAAATTCGTAATTAAACAAGTTTAAATCTTTTTCGTATAACTCTTCAATGATCTTTCTTGTATCGTCAGTGTAATATTTTTTATATTTATCCCTTTTCGGAGTTATATTAGTTTTATTTATAGACCTGGGAAGGGGCAAATTTAGCTGCTCAAATATATTTTGTAAATCAATGTCAAAATTTTGTAGTTTGCCAACATAATCAGGAATAAGTTTATTATTTTTATTATATGCATAAAGATATTGAGGACATATATGATTTGGTTGTGTTCGACCCAGCCATTTATAATATTCTTTTGTATTAACAGCTTTTTTAACTTTTTGTACAAAATCGTCAAACGCTATATTAGACTCAATACCATATGTGTCTTGTGAATAGTGATAAACAGAAACAAGCCTATCAAATGGATTTCTAACAAATGTAAACTTCCAGGCATTTGAAAAATCTTTTTCATTAAAAGTTTTCATGTTATAGTGCTGCTCTAATGTATAATGATGTGGCTTACAATGATATCCATATTTTTGGGCTCGCTCTCTTTGGTCGATATCATAGTCCCTACTTGACATAACTGCATCTAAATTATGCCAATCTTCATTTGGCAAATAACTATGAACTGTCGATCCTGCACATTTAGGGTTATGTAAAAAAATATATTTTCTCATGGGTTTACACAATTTTGTATTTTTGATTTTTCAAAAAAATCTTTAATTGTTCTCCATCCTTTAACTTTTAGTTCTCTAAACGACTCATCTGTAAAAAAGGCCGCATGTGGTGTTATACAAAACCTGCTTTTAATCCAAGGCTCCTTTTTTCTCCAAGCGCTAATAAGAGGATGTTCTTCGGGAGGAGGTTCTATTTCTAAAACATCCATACCAGCAGCTTTAATTTTATTGTTTTTCAAAGCCCAATAAAGATCGTCTAAGCTTATTATCTCACCTCTTGCTGTATTAATTAAGATACAATTTTCTTTCATTTGAGAAAATTGATCTTTGCCTATTAGTTCTTTTGTTTCTTCTGTTAAAGGAGTATGTATGGAAATGATATCATTATTTGAAAGAAGCTCATCAAAATCTACTTTTTCTACCCCCAATGATTTATCTATTCCAGCAGCAACATAAGGATCATAATATTGTATATTTAAACCAAAAGCTTTTGCTCTTAAAGCAACTGCAATGCCAATGCGCCCTAAGCCAATTAAGCCAATATTTTTGCCACGCAACCTAAAAAGACTTTTTGGCAAAAATGGATCCCAAATATCGCTTTCATTATAAGAATTAATATTCCTCACAAGATTCAATAATAAGGCCATCGTATGATCTGCAACGACATCCGTGCCATAATCTGGTATATTAGAAACTACAATATTTTCTTTTTTCGCCCGCAATAAATCAATATTGTCATATCCAACGCCCATACGAACTATTATAGAACATTTTTCCATAGTGTCAAAAGATATGTTGCTTATAGGAATTTCATGCCACACAACAAGTGCGTCTGCATCTTTTATATAGGGCTGGATATCTTCTTCTGTTTCTGCATTTAAAAATATAACAGTATAAGGATCATCAAGTACTGCTATCTCCTCTTTTGTCCTTTCTGTAATAAAATCAGTAACTACGATTTTTTTCATTCCAACTCCAATAAAAAAGATATATCATCGGTGATCTTTCTTGCAGCATTATATAACATATCACAATCTGCTCTATATGCCAAAAGTCTAACGCCATTGTTGATTAAAAATTTGGCATACTTAATATCTTTTACAAAAGATCCTATGACAATATTTTTGCTTTCAGCTTGTTTGCAGCACTTTTCTATTAAATTTAATACCTTTAGATTTTCTATATCTCCTGGGCATCCTAAACTTTGAGAAAGGTCATATGGGCCAAGATAAATTATATCTATATTTTTGACATCTAATATTTCATTAAAGTTATTAATGCCCTCCTCTCCTTCAATAATAATTGAAGTCAAAATTTTATTGTTTGCTATGTTAGTATGATTTTCTACAGCAGTAAATCCGCCCGCCCTGGTAAAAGGAGAATATCCTCTATTGCCCTCTGGGAAATATCTACTACACTCTGCAACTTGTTTGGCGCTTTTAAAATCTACAACTTGTGGCACAATGACTCCGTGAGAGCCTATTTCCAAAGCTCGTAATATTAAATTTTCATTATTGTCGCCAACTCTAAATAATGCTGAAGCGCTGTTTACTTCACAAGCTCTAATCATATTTTGTGCTGTTTCATAAGATGCTGGGCCGTGTTCTGCATCGACTACAATAAAGTCCATACCAGCAAATGTAAGAACATCAGCAACCGTTGGAGAAGGAATAACCGACCATGTACCAATTACAGTTTTTCCAGAGTTTAGTTTATCTTTCAAAAAATTATTTTTATGCATTTTTATTCCAAATAAGGAGTCGTGCTTTCAGAAAAGCCGTGTTTTTTAAGCCAATATTCAGCAACAGCTATTTGCCATTCAGCATCAATATCAAAGCCGAAGTCAACTTCTAAGCCATATGTTTTATTTCCCATCCACTTAAAAGGTAGTTTACCATTTTCAATATCTTCAAAACAAACAGGTCGTAAAACTTGTATTGATAAATCTGCGAAATATACGTCGCCTTGGCTATCTCTTATTGATGAAACATCATCAAACACATTTAAATCTACAAAGGAATCAACGATATTGTTTTCTAACTTCCTTGCTCGTGTTGGGCTAAACATATTATATTTAACCACACTAAAACATGAATCTAATGTTTCGTCTTTCTTTAGCACTTCAATTGCTTCGGTTAGTTTATTACAATCCGTCATGGGAGTATTGGCAAACAAAAGAACAATTATTTCAGGAACTTCGCCTAGATCTTTTATTATGAAATCATATGCATGTGTTAACACGTCTTCAGTTAATGATTCTGGTGTTGCTAACTCCGGTGGTCTATTAATCACTGTAGCATTGTATGATAGTGCAGTCGATTTAATTGAAGGCGAATCTGTGGAAATATATAACTTGTTTATATGCTTACAATTATGTGCTGCCATTAAAGAATACTCGTTTAATTGTCTGCCGAGCAATTTCATATAGTTTTTTCCAGGGCAGCCCATGCTTTTTTCTTTTCCAATTTGCAGTCCGACTATCATTTATTTAATAATTCCTCTTTGAAAATAGATTCCCAATTTTTGAATCTTATTGCTTTATCATCAATATAACATACAGCATTTGGTTTTTCAAACGATACATCTTCAATATATTCGTCCATATTGTTTTCAGCTAACCATTCCCAAATTAATTCTTTTCCAGTTTTACCATTTATAAGAGGGCGTTTTGGATTTGCTTTACAACTATAAACAATCAGTGTGTAATCTTGAGAAAGCTTTTTTAACGCTTCGTCCGAACCTTTTATTGGAGGATCATATACAGTACCATCATGAAATCCTAAAGAACTTCTATGTATGACTCCATCAAAATCAATTGCTAATATTTTTTCTTCTTGTTCTGTAATGAGCTTTAAAAATTGTTCTTTATCCATTTAGCGCCATCCTAGCTACATCAAGTGCGCGTCGAGCATATGCCCACTCATTATCATACCAAACTACTAACTTTAATGTATTTTTATTTAATACTTTTATCCACTGAGCGTCTAATATTGCTGAGTGTTCAGTCATTTTATAATCAACAGAGACTTTAGATTCTTCGTTAACTGTTAAGAAATCATTTTGTGAAGCTTTAAAAACTTCTAGCACTTCCTTTAAATTAAATTCGTTTTCACAAAATATAGTTATATCCGAACAAGTCACTACATCGGTTGGAACTCTAAAGGACATTGCATCCAACTTTCCTTCTAATTCTGGTAAAATCTCTAGTACAGCTTTTGCGGCTGTTGTATTTTTAGGAATTAAGTTATTTACCGCAGAGCGTCCTAGTGAATAGTCTTTCCAAATATTGCCAGGCTTTGAAACAGAGGAGACCGTTCCGTCAACTAAATTTTGGTAAGAAAGCCAGGGATGCAAAGTAGTAAAAAAACAATTTTTGATTTTCCACCTGTCGTTTACAATTTTTAAAACTTGCGCCACCGCATTGGCGTCACATATGCTAGATGAAACTAAATTATGGTTTTTTTTATCATATTCTGACTCATTTGCGCCCATAATAATCGTTTTGTCCACATCATCAGAACAATGAGTTATTACTGCTTTGGCCAGCCTTTTCTCATCGAGCATTGTCTTTAGTTTTTTTACATTTTCAGATACACCTGTCGCATCTATAACAATATCCACCTCGTCGACCCATTCAATATTTTCTATATTTAATTCGGAAGTATATTTAGTCTCTTTAATATCCGCTTCAAATCTGCCATAAGTTGAATCGTATTTTAGCAGATAAGCCATGTTTTCTATATTATCTATATCATTAATCCCAACAACATTAAAAAAGCTGTGCTTTTGATTTATCTTAAATATGGCTCGGCCAATTCTTCCAAAGCCGTTAATTCCTAATTTCATTTTTTTCCATCTAGTTCGTAAGCAGTTTTAATTATATTTTGACATACATTGTCGTTTTTTACAAGATATTTTTTAGTTGCATCGGCAAATTGTTCATCATAGTTTTTTTGTTTTAAATCGCTTATAGCTTTTCTTATGTCATCAATAGACATGTCTCCGGAAATCTTTTTATAAAAATCATAATCGTAAAAAAATCTAAAAACATCTCTAACAATTGGTCGATGCTTATTTATAAGATGAACATCCATATCTAAGAAAGGCTTGTTGAAAAATACTGCTTCCTTTATTGCAGAAGAGCTTTCGTGAGTCACAACTAAATCGACAATTTTCATAAGCTCCATAGAAGTGTGAGGATGCCAAGATTCATCAAGAAAATAATGATCGCCACGATATTGTTTATTGTGAATAGGATTTTTACCTCTTGTTTTAACAATTATTTCGTATCCTTCTTCTTTTAAAGCAGTATACAAAAAATCTAGATTTACTTTTGCAGGATAATATCGTGCATCTGGATATATCATTATAGCTTTTTTAGCCTCTTTTTTTAAACCGTATTTTTTGCAAATAGAGTCTGCATCAAGTTCTATACTATATTTTGGAGACCCAAGATATAAATTTTTATCAGAAAGAGTTTTCCCATAAACTGCATATTCTTTACTAGGAAATATCGAGTAATCAATATTATCAATATAATCATGAAACATCACGACATAATCTGTACCATATGAAAGAGAAAATATCGTTTGTTTCTTCTTATCTGGATATTTAGAACCTACCCCTTCGATACAAAAAATAGGACCGTGATGCTTTGTTATTTCTTTAATGCCATAAAAGTTAAAATTATAAGCCTCTAATAGCTTATTAAATTCTTTCACATTGTTAGATATGCTGTTATATTTGTTTATATTCCAAGAGAATAAACTAGACTTTATTCCCATTTTGTTACCTTCTTCAATCAAAGGTATGAAATATTTTAAAAAGGTCATCTCTGGTATGATAAAGTTCATTGGTCTCCCAAATTTATAATTCCCCTAAATAACAAAATTGAATTTCATTATTTTGTAGAAAGTCACCAAGTTCTTTTGTCTTCTGCTCACATAGATAATTTTTATCCCACTCGCAAGCATGATAAACAATTTCTGTTTTTTCAAATAAACATAGAGGATGCACTGGTGGCATTACGTTGGCATATACAACTTTATCAAAATTTTTATCTTCGCCCGCATATACTTCTAAATATTCTTCTTGACCATCGTACAATCCTAAAGTTTCAATACCTTTGTCTTTACACGCTTTAAAAGTATCAGGCGACATGCGCCAAGCTGGTGGCCTAAAAATAGGTTTAAATATTTCTTTTAAATTTGCTCTTTCAACTATATCAAACATTAAATCAAATTTCTCACAAGCTTCTTCATAATTTAATGTCATAAATTCATCATTATCGGTTTTACCTGGAATTCCGTGAAAAAGACCATGATAGCCAATTTCAAAATTTTGTTTTGGTAATTTTCTTAACTCTTCACAAAATGAAGGATGTTCGGACAATATTAATGGTTTTTTTGTAGCTATATCATGACGGATTGTTCTCCAATAAGCAATTGGTACAAAAAGGGTAAATTTTATATCTTCAAACTTTTCTATCAAACTGTAACATCGTTTTAATACTTTCGTTGAAGAACGAGGGTGTGGAGAAACATCATCAATGCTAATATTCACTTTATACACTTTTATTCCAAAACGCGTAAGTAATCAAATCCTTCTTGTAATTATTAAATCTATTAATCATCACACTAGCACTAATGTTGTTTGTTTTAAATGTTTCTTCCGTAGCACAATTGGTCATTGTAGCATTAAAATAATTTTGCCAATCTGGTATGTCGCTATGAAAATCAACGGTGTTCGGCAGATCGCGAAAATCAAACTTTGCAGTTAAGCTAGGAGGCGTTCTTGTTGAACCATAGTCATCTAATAGTCCAGCATATAAAGTAAAATCAAATATAACATTTTCATTCTTAGATACACATTCTTTCAACTGCTTTATAAAAAAATCTATATTTTTAACATACATTGTTGTGCGGTGACAAACAACAATATCATAATTTTCAATCTCCCACTCATCATCAATATTCCAGTTTTCCAATACAATATCATATAAATCATGTTGCGCATCTGGAAATAAATGCTTATAATGAGCAACTGTTTCATTTGTATTAGAATTCCCCAAATATGCTATCTTAGATACTTGTTCATTATCGTTTACTATATAATCATTTTCTAACAAAAAGTTTATAAAAGCTTTCTGCTGTGGTAATACAATAAAATCTGACATTCCCATAAATTGATTCTCCCGTTTTTATAATATATTATATGTTTGCAATAATTTTCTCATATTCTTTCAATGTATCATCAATTGTTCTTGTATAACTCATTGCTTTTTCTTTATAGCTATCATAATTTGCTTTCATTTCTTTTATTGAGTTTAACAACCCATCAAAATCTGAGTACTCTAATCCATACTCACAACAATAATTATTTATACTTCCACCATTGCTGTGGTAAATAACAGGTAAACCTGCAGCTAGTGCCTCTAAAACATGATTGGCGCCTGCTTCTTCTTCTGACGCGGTTAAATATATATCACTTTCTGATATTTCTTTAGCTAAATACTCATTATCTCCTGTTGGGTCAACATGATTAGAATTATTAAAATAAAAATTCTTTGGAAGTCTACCAATAAAAGTAAAATTTATATTTTCGGCGACGTGATCATCCAACAGTTTATAATATTCAAACCCTTTTTTTGGATTTGTTGACCAATGATGGGTTATTATATTAAGGGTATCATTTAATTTGTTGCTTTTTTTATATTTATGAAATATTTTTAATGGTCCATTGTGAACAATGTTGTAATTTTTTCCTCCATAATCAACATATTCTTTGGCCCACTCGCTTGGAAAAATTAAATGATCTGATGTTAATATTGTTTGTTTAATAAGATTAGTTAATTCCGGTTTCCCGTGAGTCCCAAGATCTCCAACTCTTTGAATTATTTTTGTTCGAGGCCGGGAATTTTTATAATTTAAAAAATGTTGGTACCACTCACCATTTTTGTTTGGTCTGGGATCAAAACAAAAAATCATATCAATATTATCCTCCAACCGAAAAGTAACTTGATGGCCTGTTTTCTCCAATGTTTCAGAAAGTTTAGTCACTGTTTTGTTTCCACCGCCCCATGGCCCTTTTAACGGTTGTCTATTAAGATAAATTTTCATTTGTCATTCTTTACAAAAACTTAGAATCAAGAATTGGATTCGCACCATAATATTCAGAATACCATGAAATGGTTTTTTTGAGACCTTCATCTATATTATATTTTGGGCTAAAGCCTGTAGCTTCTCTTAAAAGTGTTAAGTCTGGGCAACGACGTTGTACACTTCCCTCTGGAGGTTGTTTAATATCAAATTTAGGATTATAATTAAAATATTTAACTACTTTTTCAGCTAAATTCATTATTGGCATTTCCTCTTTATCATTGCCAATATTAAATACTCCTTTTTTATCACTTAATGCCAGGTTCATAGAGGCTCGTACGGCGTCACTGACATAACAAAAAGATCTTGTTTGAGTTGCTCCGTATATATTAAATGGGTCTTCTTTGAAATATGCTCTTTTAATAAACTGAGGTATGACATGCTTAAACCCCATTCGTGGGCCATAAATATTATTATATCTAATAATTTGAAACTCTAAATCATGTTGATGAGAAAAATTAGCAACAAGAAGCTCCCCTGTTATTTTGCTCCCACCATATGAATATCGAGGATTGAAAATATCGTCAATACATAATTCAACTGTTTCTGGGGTTGGGATAAGATCTTTTCTAAATTTAAAAGTACAAGAATATGTTTCTGAGGAGGAGGAATAAACAAATTTGGTTTGACAGCCTTTAAAATATTCTAATAAATTCATGGTGGACAAAATATTAACACGCATTACATCATAAGGAATTGTATAAAAATTTTCTGTTCCATTGATGGCGGCCAAATGAAAAATAATATCATAATCTTTATCTAATTTTATTATTTCATCCATTTTTGTGAGATCGCATTTTATAAATTTGGAGCCGCGCGAAATTAAGCCGTCTATAAAAGCATCTTTGACCCCTCTTAGATTATTATCACAAATATGGACAATATTGCTGTTTTCCAATGCGTAATCTGCTAAATAGGCGCCGATGAAACCACTACCACCAGTAATTAAAATTTTCATTTATTACCTCTATATTTGCAAACATACATTATTTTATAATCCTTGAAGCTAGCTTGTTTTTCAATATCATAAGATTTATTAATCTCCACTACATCAAAATTATATTCATTTAGTAACTCTTTTAAAATAAAAGGAGTCCATAAAACGTGGTCTAAATCATAGTCGAAGCTGTTAACCAGTTCTCCGTCTTTGAATATTTCTACATAATTTTTCATTTTTATAAAAGAGTTTAATAAGTCTGTGTTGGCAATACACTTTGTTATTATTTTGTTTTTATCATCAGCGTATCTCTCTCTGGTTGAAGAATAGGGCGGCTCTTTAATTGCAGCAATGCCATTCCAAGTATCAAAAATAAGAAGTGCATTTTTATTAAGCTTGTCAGAGGCTAGCTGTAAAAATTCTTTTAACTGTTTAAAGCTGGTTAAATGATTAACCACATAAAACATACTGATCATCAAATCAAAACTCTTGTCACTTAAATCCTCTTTTGTATTAGTAAAAAAGCATAAATTATTTTCAATTGATTTTTGTTTTGCAATTTTTATCATATCAGAAGAACAATCATAACCGACCACATTTGTATTAGTTTTCTCAGATAAATAAGAAGCATGATTTCCTGTCCCACATCCAAAATCTAATATGGATTCAAGTGGAGCTTTTGAGTGTTTATTATATGCTTTAAAAACATAATCCACTTCTTGTGAATATTGTTTTTTTGAAAATATTTTATCGTAATATTCTACAAAATTACCAGAATAACTCAACTTAATTTACCTCCCAATATTTCTGAGAGACAATAGAATGGTGATACCTGTAGTCATCTGCTAGCGCTTCTTTGTATGTAAGATTGCTCAAAAATATTATATTTGTATTTTCTTCCAAACTCATCCAACCATTCGCACGATAAGGAGGGATTACCAAAACTTTAGGTGAACGATAACTCAATACATAACTTGAAATATAGCTTGGATTTGCTTTTAAAAATTCTTTTATAGCCAGCTCATCGTTATTATCAACTAAATCCTCCGGTATATCAACGCTTAAAAATTTTGCTGCCCCCGTAAGAACAGTATATATCTTCCATTCTTTTTTATGATAATGCACACCACGTATCACGCCCCTGCCATAATCTCCAACAAAACACGCTCGATTGATTAAGTCAGGATCTATATCATCTGTAAGAGGAGATAAAAAACCTCTTTGGTCATTTAAAACTAAAGTATTTATTAATTTTGTTTCTTTGAGGTCTTTGTTTATTTTATACATAAAAATCTTTTATGACCTCACAAACATAATTAATTTGTTCTTCGCTAATATTAACAAAAGAAGGCAAACAAATTCCATTATCATAGGACTTTTCTGCCACTGGAAAGTGCTCTCTATTATAACGAGGATCTTTCTTCCAATATTCAAAGGCCGGCTGTAAGTGCAACGGATAAAAAAACATTCTTGGTTCTACATCGTTTTCTCGCATATGTTGCATTAAGTCTTCAGCTTCATCTTTTTTAGTTTTCAAAATAACTCTAAAAGGAATGTAAGGGCATACCTCTTCTGGAGGTTGATAAATATCAACATGCTTAAACTCAGAAAAAGCTTCTGTATACTTTTTATGAATAAAATTTTTCTTTTCTACTAGGGTATCAAACTTTTTCATTTGAGCTAAACCAATTGCGCATTGAATATCAGTCATTCTGAAATTATAGCCCACTTGAGGATGAACAAAAGTTCCTCTTCCTCTTCTTCCTTGATTTCTAAGATACAAAAGCTTCTCATAGACCTCTTCATTGTTTGTGGTTACAAAGCCGCCTTCGGCAGTTGTAAGGGTTTTATCTGCGAAAAAAGAAAAACAACCAACATCTCCAAAACTGCCGCAACCTTTGCCTTTCCATTTTATACCAAGCGCTTGGGCTGCATCTTCAATTACCAGCAAATTATGTTTTCTTGCATATGCCATTACTTGATCCATATTAGAAGTAAATCCAAAAAGATGAACTGGCATGATTGCTTTTGTTTTTTCTGTTAAAACGCGGTCGCAATCTTCTACGTTAATTTGTAAATTTTCACAAACATCAACAAATACAGGCTTTGCGCCTAAAAATTCGACAGAAGTGGCGGAAGCAAAAAATGTAACATCCGGCACAATAACTTCGTCGCCCGGGCCTATTCCTAGTGCTTTTAAGCCCAAAATCAATGCCAGCGTGCCATTTGGTGCATAAACCCCATATTTCACGCCAATTTTTTCACACAACTTTTGATTAAATTCTTTAGCTAATGGACCTTCTGTTATCCAATTTGTTTCAAAACATTGTTTTATTGCTTCATATTCTTCCATCCCAACGAATGGCATAAACTGTGGTACTTTCATTTTTTCCTCACTAATAAATTTACATCATAAAAATACAGATAGTCAATGTTTGTTCTCAAAAAACAATCTAGTGCATGTTCTGCTGTTTCACAAATTGGTTCCCTATCATTAAAGCTTGTATTCAAAACAATTGGGACTCCAGATTTATTATACCATTTTTTAATAAAATTATAATACCATTTATTATCATTTTCTGTGACAGTCTGCAATCTAGCAGTTCCATTTAAATGCACAACTGCTGGTACTTTATTTTTTGCCTCTTCTTTGAACTCCAAAACAAAGCTCATATATGGACTATTTTTATCTTTTGTGAACCAATTTTTGACTTCTTCGCGAAGAATAGATGGTGCGAAAGGCCTAAACCACTGTCTATGTTTTACTTTTTCATTAATGAGGTCCTTCATATTAGGACTTCTAGGATCTGCCAAAATGCTTCTATTCCCCAAAGCTCTTCGTCCGGACTCTGAGCCTCCTCCAAAAACTGCAACAATTTTTTGTTCATCCAGCAAATCAACTACTTTATCGTCGGTACACTTCTCATATAAAATATTATCCTGTTTTTTTAAGGCTTCTTCGACATTGTTATATCCAAAACCAAGATAAGGCGTGAAGTTGTCCTTCCACTCAATTCGTGGATTGTCCAGCACTTGATGCCAAAGATATTGGGCTGCACCAATTGTTAGACCGCCATCATGAGGAGTTGGTGTTACATATATACTTTTTATTTGTGGGAACCAATCAAACATTTTTCCTACAGCTACCGAATTTAAGCTTACGCCACCAGAAAGACAAATATTTTCAATGCCCTCTATCTGATTTAAAAGGCTTTCAAACATTTCTCTAATATAATCTTCTGTGGCTCTTTGAAGACCTGCGGCTAAATCAAATTTAGCTTGTTCGCTTTCTTTTGCTATTTCTGCCCATTTATTTAAGTAAGGGTGTGCAGGGTCATTTCCAGTGTTTGCCCCACGAGGTTGATCTGCGGGCTTATGAGTTGCTGCAGCAAGGTCGAAAGTAAGCATTCTAAAGAAATCGTTTTTATACTTTTCTGGGTTTCCCATCGCGGCCATGGCCATGACTGTTCCGGCTTGATGTCCTCGGGGCCAACCAGATTGAAGATTAAAAATATAGCGCGTGCACCTTGTCCAAACTCCTCCAATATTTACCAAGTTAATTGGATAAGTGTGCACATGCTCTATTTTGTTTCCCTTCCCTTTCCACACCGTAAAAGCTGTTGCGAAATTATCTTTTGACTCAAAGCCTCCGCCATCGATGGTTACAATTAAGGCGTTGTCTAGGTTACTAGAAAAAAATGCATTGGCTGCATGGCATTGATGGTGCCCATAAACATGTAAATGGCCGCCATTTTTCTCAGCAGTCTCCATTATTTTTTGATATGATTCTTCATAGCTTTTTAGTTTTTTTACAGAATAACAAGTCGCAAAATGTTGAATCTCGTTATAATTTTCATATTCATCAAATAAAAATTGTGCACTATCTCCTGCAGGCTCTTTTTCTCTAATATATCTTTCATATTCTGCATGTACAAGAGGTTTTCCATCTTCCAATACGCAAAATGAACAATCATGCCCAGACCATATACCAGCTATTTTCATTATTACACCTTTTCCTTAAGATATTATTTCATAAGATACATTTTCTGTTTCAATAGGCCAATTAATTGGGTTCTTCTTCCAGTTGCCGCACTCATCAATTGGTAACTCCCAATCGCCATTTGCGATTGCTATTTCTTCAATAGAAAATGGTCTATGATCGTGAAATACAAAATCTTTTTTATCAACCCATTGATAATATAAATTGTCTTTTAGTGCTTCCCAATATAATCCATATCTAACATTTCCTCTCACGCGGCCTTGAGTCCCTCGCGGGTCTGTAAATATGGCAACAGAAGCTGGAAACCAGGGAACAAAAACTTTTTTACGACCATGAAAATGTGCGTTCCCCATTGTGGAAAAAAGATCTTCAGCATTGATGTTTCCATCAACTTTCCAACCTCCCATTGTATCCAAACATTCTTTATTATAAAAACAATCTCCTGCTCCTGGAATAACTTTATGTTTTTGTATTGCAAAAATAGAATTACTCATTTTATGTTTTTCGTACTGTTCATTTTCTAAACGAACTTTACGTTGGGCGTCTAGCATTACAACAAAAACATCATCCCGAGAATCTAAGAAGTCAACATATTCATTTAACCAGCCTTTTCTGATAAATTGTGTATCTCCTTGTAACGGGACAATATATTCGCCACTTGCAGTTTGATGAAACAAATTTAGTGCTGCTGAGAACTCATCGATAACGTCTTTTATTTTTCCAATATCTTTTTTTTCTTTAGATCTGGTTTCTTCTTGATTAATAATTGTCCAGCCGCGATCTTTTAATGTTTGCAAATATTCTTGTGTACCCTTTTCTTTACTATTGTCGTCAATGCAGATAAATTCTAATTCATCATCATAATCTTTTACTGACTCCATTAAAGATTCGGCACAGCTTTTTAAATAAAAAAGTCTGTTATAGTTAACGATCCCAAAAGAAATTTTCATATCACTCCTCTCTCATCCCCTCAAATACCGTTGTTTTATACTTTGAATTTTCTTCTAATAACATTTCAAAAAATCCTACATCTAGTTTTAAATTTTTTACCATGGCTGCTATAGTTCTTGTATCTTTTGGCAAACACGGCCCACCAAAACCTCTAAAATCTTCATTGCAGTTCAAATAAACATCATTAATATGATTTCTTTGTGTTATTGTGTTTTTTATTTTAGTATAATCGGCGCCGGCGGCCTTGCATACTTCATAAAAGCTATTTGCAAAAGTTACCAAAGTTGCATTATAAATATTATTGAAATATTTAATAAATTCTGCTTCTAAAGGAGATAGTTGTACAAACTTTTTTGGATAATATCCATGTACATTTTTTAACATTTCATATGTCGAGAAATTATCAGTGCCTATAACACACAAATCATGATTATCAATAAAATCTGCAACTGCACATCTTTCTCTAAGAAATTCCGGAATAAAGCATAATTCTAAGTTTGGATACGTTTTTGAAAATTTATTTATAGTTCCAGGAGCAACTGTAGATTTTATAGCAACAATTCCTTCATAATTATATTCATTTAAATCATCTACTACCATTTCAACAATGTCAGTGTCGCACTCTCCATTTTCTTTAGATGGAGTTGGAACACAAACAAAACAGATATCAGTATCAAGCACATCTCTAATAGAAGAATCATATTTTATATCATGCACTCTCATATTATGACCTAATTTTTTTAATCCTTCATGGACGGCGGCGCCAACTATGCCGGCGCCAATAATACCAATTTTCATATTATTTTTCTCCAGAAATTTTTGTAACAATAAAAGTATAAGGACTTGGATGTGAATAAACTATTTTAAGACCTATACTCTGAACAAAATAAGAAATTTCACTAGGATCATAAGTCCATATATATGGAGTTGTACAATCTTCTAAATGTAGTGCTTCTTCAATTTTTTTTATAGAATATTTTTTACATAATTTTTTAAGGCCGCTTATCATATTCGAGTATTTTGTGTCTTTAACCAAAAGCATATCTTTTAAGCTTTTTTGTTTTTTTTCATAATGCCATAATTTTCCTATAATTTTTAAAAACTCATAAGTGTTTTCTAAACTTTCATTTAAAAATATTTCTCTTATATCCCAAGTGATTTGTGGGACATCGTTATCAGTAAAAAAATTAAAAATTAAAAACCCATTTGGTTTCAGTAAGTGTGACAAATCTTTTAATGTTTTTTTATAATCGCGTTGATGGTGTAGCGCCATATGATGAATAATCACATCAAATTGTTCTGAATTAAATACATTTGTAATCTCTTCTATATCTGTCTGCAAAAAACAAAAATTCTCTAAAGGGTTTTTTAAATTATTTAAATTAATAATATTATTAAAAAAAATATTTTCTTCTTTTCTATAAGGAATTCTTTTATTTTTAAGGGCCTCGTGGGTCATTTTTGGACCAACATAAGAGCCATCTGCTGCGCACACAAATTTGGCGCCTAATTCAGCCGCAACTATAGAAAATCTACCAAGGCCCGAGCATGCATCTAAAACTACTTTATCTTTAAAATTTATATTTCCTCCGGAAAACCGCAAAAACTTTTGAATTCGAGATTTTCCCCAAGAGTCATCAAGGAAATCTCTTGATTGCAGTTCCCACATTCTATCATACAAATCATTATTTTTAGCCTTATTGTTTACATAAACGCCTTTACAATTTTTTAAAGAATCAAAATCTTTAAATATATTAATCATTTTGTTCTCCTATAGTTTTTGTGAACAAGCCTGCGTACTCTTCAACGAGATTGTGCATGTCATATCTTTTAACGTTATTATAGCAAATATTTATATCATTATTAATTGGAAAATACATATTTTTAGGTATATCTACCACACAATTTTTGTTTAAAACCGCAGTAGCCATGCCCACATCCCTCGATATTATAGGGATTTTCATTGCAGAGGCTTCTAAAATTGCTTGTGGACCTCCCTCTACTCTCGATGCAACTATATATAAATCACAACAAGCATACATATCTTTTAATGTTTCTAGTGGCGCCATCTCTATAAAGTGAAAATTAATATTTTCTTCTTCGAGGCGATTAATTATATATTGTCTTCTCCAACCGCCTAACAACACAAATAAATTGTCTTTATTAATTTTTTTAAGAGTCTCAACGAATAAATCTGGGCCTTTTTCGAGTTTTGGGCTTATTAAGTCTGAGCCTTCTGTATCCCTCTGAAAGCTTCCAACAACATAAGCATCAGCAGGAATTTTTAATTCTTCTCTAGCTTTATATTTGTCAGTCGGGCTCCATATTTTTGAATTATACCAATATCCAATAACCTCTACTGGTTTTTTTGTCATTTTAGAAATAAAATCCTTGGTTTTTTGACAAGGAGTGTGATAACAATCTACATATTTGTCTCTTACAAGAAACTCACGAAGAGAGTCTTTACTAAACTTTTCAGGCACAACGTGGTGAATAGTAACTACAACTTTCTTTTCAATAAGAAATTTTGCTGGTATATTCCTCCAAAGCCACGGACTAATAATCCACAACAAATTTGCATTGTTTAAATTATCTGTATGATATTGTGGTTTAAGTTCTCGCCATTCCTTGACAATTCTATCAAGAATCCAATTTTCTTTTGGTGCTAGTGAAAAAATCTTCATATTTTTTTGCTACTTTCCTCATATCATAATCGCTATCATGATTATTTTTTATTTTTTTTGTAAAGTCCATTGGTGGTGGTTCATATAATTTTACGGGCTCGAAGTCCCACTCGTCTTCTTTAATAATAATGGCGTTTGGACCTGCTATTTCTTTTGTTCCACCTGCAGAAGAACATATGATTTGACATCCACTTGCACGAGCATCAACAACAACATTTGGACAGTGATCAAGCCACGCTAAATGTATGAAATATTTAGATCTTTTATATAAAGAAATAAGTTGTAAAATGTTTGTGTTGCCAATATAAAAGATTCTATCATCTTTTAAAATATCTTCGTTCTTTTCGCCGGCGATTACTAAACAATCTTTTTCAGAAGAGTGTTCTAAAAAATAATTCATATTCTCCGACAATCTTTTGTGTGGGCGCCAAGATGAAGCACAGCACCATACATTTTCATATTTATCTAATCGCGAATTAAAAGAGTGTGGCACTTTATCAATGTATTCAATATCAGCGCCATTGTGTATAACAATGGAATTTTTATGTTCTCCAAAATATTTTGTTATAAGCTGCTTATTAAAATTTGATTGAAAAATGGCGCCATCAGCACCGTCATAAGTCCTTTTTATGTTTGTATTCCGTATTCTGTAATTTTGCGCTGTGTTGAAATATATGCCGTCTAATCTTTGAAATAATGGTATATTATCAAAAGTACTTCTATAAGATTCTATAAAACATAATCTTGCATCCGGGGCTTTATTTATATCAAAAGTCGTATCTAAGTATTTCATCAATTTTGAAGCAAAGTGGTTTGGCCCAGATGTGCTTCGCAAATCAACGTTTTCTAAGTGTATATTCATATTCTTGTGTATGGTTTCTTATTTCTGATTATTTGTGCTAATTCAGATTGTTTCTGTGCTTTGATTTTATCTATATTCAAGGGATTTTCTTTATTATATACGTGCAAAACCTCTGGAATATATTTAGAACGCTCTGAGGCCATTTCTAAAAGTGGCAGCATTATTGCCTGATCGTAGGTCATTTCATAATATTTGTTATTGTCTTTCAAATCATTTTTATCTAAATTTTTCCATAGCTTATATTTAAAAGTTCTTAGGTGCGAAGCTCTCCATTGATCTTCTCTGAAAGAATTTGTTTTAATAACTTCTTCTGGGTATTTAGATGGTTCTACGCCTTGTTGTCCACCTGGATTGTAGATATAGCTACCATAAGTCATTAATGTATTATCTTCGTATGCATTGTAAAGCCTGTCTAGGGTTCTAGACGATGCAAACCAATCGTCGCCATCAAGCAAAATATTTACATCGTTATCGTCGCACTCTAAGCTATCAATTCCTGCTACGATGTTTGCTAATGCATATTTTTTAGTTTTATTTATAATGAGCTTAAATCGATTATCCCCAGATATTTCATCTTTTACAATATTTTTTGAATTGTCGGTTGATACATCGTCGATAAGTACACAAGTAAAATTTTTATATTTTTGTTTTTTAATGCTTTTTATACATTTTTTAATCCATTTTTCGCAATTATAAAAAGGAACAATAATATTAAATTTAGTTAGACTATCGTTTGCCGTATCTTTTGGCAAATTTAGATAATCTTTTGCAATTTTTTCAATCTCATCCCAAAAAATGCTTGTTCTTTGTTTCAAATAGTCTAAAGTTGATTCTTTGTTAGAGAACCATTCTTCATCTTTATGTTGTACATTGGTGTTTAAAATAAGGTTACAGTTTAAAAGTCTAGCTTCGATGGTCATTCTTGGACAAGTGTCGCCGGCTTTTGGAAAAAATATTATTCCTTTTGATTTGGCCAGCTTCTTAAGAAGTTCTTTGTGTTCTAGGCCCCAAACTAATTCATAATTTAAATTATTTTTTTCTGCGTATTCTACAGCGTCTTCAACACCTTTAATCCATGATGAAGAGTTTAATATTAAATACTTATCTTCTTTTTCGCTAACATCAAGCGATTTGATATGTCTTAATGTATTCTCAGAAAAAACAGAACTTAATACTTTATTATTAGATTTTTTTAAAAATGGAAAGATTTCTTGATATCTATTCTTTTGTTTGTGTGACATCCACCAGGTCATTTTTGAATTATATAAAAATAAAGAAACAATTTTTCCGTTTTTACTATCATGGCAATTGCACTCTCCACCTAAAGAAACATGTTTCCCTGGTGATCGAAAATCACAATATTTATAATCATACTCTAGTACGCTATAATTTAAATGTTTGGCAGCATATAATAGACAGTCTTTTGGAACAAACGCAAAGTTTCCAAAAATCCAAAAGGCTTCTTTATGTTTTTCCATCAAATGTAGTAGATTTGAGCTTTGGGAGTTTATCCTATTACAAGGAAGTAAACTATCTAGTATTATTGCTTCCGTGGTTAATTCGGCGCCGCCCTCATATTGGCTAGCAAACATATCTGCTACAAATATGATCATTTATTATTTTCTGCCATTAATTGGGTGAATAGAGCATCAACTTCTTGATCTTCTGCGTCGTTTGAAATTAAAGATTTTACTATATCCGTAACTTTTTTGTATTGTTTTTCTGATGTAAAGTTATTGCATATATGCTTTTTAAGTTTTTCTGCTTGCGATTTAAACCTGCCATAGTCTTTATATACTTCTCTTAATCTCATTTTATATGAACCTTGTTTGGGATAACACCACATTGAATCTTCCACCAATACATTTTTCCAAACAACTTCTTTTTGAACCGGAGCTAAATCATAATCAACTTTTGCGTAATAAGGTTTATTTTTAATCTTGCCTTTCTTATCCTTTACGGGTATATATAAATAATCTATATGACCGCTCCAATCAGGTGCAATAACTGGTAATCCGTTATACGCCGCTTCAAATATTGGGAGGCCAAATCCTTCTCCATGCGCTAAAGATATTAAAGCTTTTATTTTATTATGAAAATATAAAGAATTCATTTCCTCTGCAGTAAGATCCCCATGAAGTAAATAAATTTTGCATTTCTTTTGCGGATAATTTTTACTTATATTTTTAATTCTCATTTCCGTTTCACGATAATCTATCATGGAGTTATTAACAATATTTACTTTTAATATTAATCCAACTTCTTGATCTATAAATTCTTCAATAAACCAAGATATTGTATTCTCTAAGTTTTTTCTTGGCGACCATTGTGCATTTACTAAAAAATTAAAATCTGTAGTTAAATTTAAGTTAATTTCTTTCACATCAGTTTGTCTAACTGGATAGTGTACTACTTCAATTGGAGTTGTGCAGTGAAAACTCTTATTAACTATTTGCCCTGTTTGATCATTTGTTACTGTATAGTTCGTATTAGCATATGAATATTTTGAAAATTGAGAAATTGTGATAATTTGATCGACAAGATTCCCCTTCTCAATCCACACGGGGGCGACGCGAGTTGTCTCAATGCCGGCAGTAACTCCAATATTTACTGGTGCCGCTTTCTCCCACTCATTTGGTATTGTAACTTGTATCGACATGTCGTAATTTGATGTCGGTGTTTGTTGTTGATAAGCTGCCGTTTTTGCTATAATAGAATCTAACCAGCGTCTTTCTTCTGTGTCTTCGTATATCCAACCAGTATTACCCCAATTAACAGGAATCATATATATATCAAATAAATCTTCGTGTTGTCTTAAAGACCTTAAAATAAAACGAGTGTGTTCACCATACCCACTTCTGGTCAACGCTGGACCTCTTACTAAAACTTTTTTCATATTACCTCTTTAAATTCCCATGATTTATAATTTTTTCTGTTTTCCCATGATCCCATTTCATTATAAATGTATGTAAAAAGATTGTCCCACTTTTTCATAATTTTTTCGCGATTATAAGCAGTAATAACATGTTGGCGGCCTTTTTTGCCCATCTTTTCTCTTTCTTCTTTTGTCATATTATACATTTTTTCCATCGCATCAGCTACCTCTTTACCATCAAGACGATCTTCATAAATCCATGGAATTTCTTGAGATCCAATTATTGCTTTTGAAGAAGGTTCGATGCCGATACCAAACCAATTTTCTCCGTCTGTGACTTGCTCTTGAAGGCCTCCAGTCATTGTTACAATTATTGGTGTCTCGCATGCCAGCGATTCGAATGTTGCTAAACCAAACCCTTCTGCGTCGGCTATATTAATTGTGCAATCAGCTAAATTATATAATTTGGCTAAAACCTCTGGAGGATACTTTTGTGTAGAAAACATTACTTCGCTATTTACCAACCCTATTTCATTTATTATTGCTTCTAAATCTTGACCGTGTTTATCTCTTACATCGGTGTGCATGATTAGTGAGGCTTTATCGTGGCCCACTCTATCCAAGAAGTCTTTAAACCAAAATATTATACTCCCGCTTTGTTTTCTTCGGGCGTTTCTGTTGTTCCAGAAAAATATAAATTTTTTCTCGCCATCATTACCGATAAAATTGTTTTTTTCAACTAGGCCGGAGCTTTTAAGATCATCAACTTCTTCTTCAGAGTATTTTTTAAAGATATTTTCATCAATAACGTGAGGAATATATTCTTTTTTAACACTAGGTGCAACAATACCAACAACTTTATCGGTAACTTTAGAAATAGTTGCAATATAATCGTTTGATTCATAATATTGTTTGTTGAAAGTTGGCGCAGGAAAATTGTCCCAAACATGATAATACACCATTGGAGCAAGAGATCTAATTTCATGTTCCATATGCCAAAGCCAGCCCCAAAATCGTGGATCAGTCATGAACCACACTATATCTGGTTTTTCAAGCCGAAGTATGCTACGTACCATTTCTTGATTTCCATAGCCATCAATAGGATGGATCACCCAATCGTCTCCCCATTCTTGCGTTTTCACTATATCATAATTTTCATGCTTCATGGCGCCGCCTAAACTAATAAAACTATATTTTCCAGTTTTTAGCATGGCTTCAATAATATATTTTGTTTGTGTACCGATACCTGATGGGGAAAAGGGATGGTCACTTAAAGTTAAAATTTTAATTTTTTTATCCATATATACCTCTTATGTGCAGTGTTTTGTTTTATAAAATTCACACGTGCCAAATCTTCCATGACAAGACAGCCTGTTTTTAATAAAAATACTTTTATCAATATTATAAAGCACCTTATTTAAAAAATTAATAGCATTTTGAGTTTTTTTAGGCCCGCTTGTTGCTTTAAAAAGTTCAATATTGTTATTTTTTGCGGTTCTTTTAACTAGCCCAAAGTATGTTTCAATATTTTTTGGATCTATATTATGTTTTAAAGCAAAATAATATTTGTAAAATGTTAATTGATAAGTGATCATTTTATCTGTTTTTTTTCTAGAATCCCAACCCCACGAACATGTTTTCCAATCAATAACATGATATTTGCCGTCTTTAGTTTTCAAAACTAAATCAATGAATCCTTTAAAATTATATTCTTCTTTTAAAGAAGCTTTTATGGGTTCATATAATTTTTCTTCTACGGAAACAACTTCAAAGTCTCCAAAATATTCTTTCAAAGCATCCATAGATAAAGGAGCTAAAATATCTCCTTGTTTTCTTAATTTATCAACTAGTTCTTTATTAAGGTTGTTTTTAACTTCTTCTGGTAATGTCCTCAACTCTTCTAGAAATTTATTTTGAAAATATTCTTTTTCATTTATATTTTCTTTAAGTAAAACTTTTTCATATGTCGAATGAATTGCCGTTCCAAAAGCTGTGTATTCATTTCCTTCAAAACTTTTAATTTTATCAAAATATGTAAGTTTATGCTTCCATGGGCATTCTTTCCAAATTTTCATTTCTGAATAAGATACATGAGCCATATTTGCCTCTTATTTGTTTCCTTTGTTATATGCTTCTAAAATTTCTTTTGTGGTTTGTTTTTTGGCAGGCTTTGGGGCGGCCTTTTTCTTAGTTGTCACACTTTTTGGGGCGGGTTTCTCTTTTACTGCAGGCTTTTCTTTTACTGCAGGCTTTTCTTTTACTGCAGGCTTTTCTTTTACTGCAGGTTTTGTTTCTTCAACAGGCTCTTCTTGCGCCTTTGAAAATCTAAATACCCACCTTCCAGTAAAGAAATCGCCATTCCCATTGTCGCTGCGTAAAACATATTTGTTGGGATGTTTGCAATCTTTTTGTTTAAGATTATATCCTTGTTTATTAAGTTCTTCGAGCACTTTTGTTGTGTCATAATATATTATTCCTTTCCACTCTGGTTGTGCGCGCACAACCACATCGGCGTATAATAATTTTTTTTCTGTGTCGATACTAACTTCAAATTTATTTTTCTTTTCCATTGTTTTCTCCTTTAGTGAAGCATGTCCGTAAGTTTGTTATATAGCTTCGGGCTTATATTGCTTAAATATTTTCTGTCCCCAATAAAATAATGTTCAAATCCATTTGCAAAATATTCTCTTAACGAAGTTGCAGCATATGGCGAATAAAAAAGACCCATTACTATATTTGTTAGTGTTTCATACCCAACTTCTTGATATAAAAACCAATCAAATTTATCATCATATTCTGGCTGAAGGCAAGTGCTGGGTGGAATATTATACCCTTCGGAGTTTAATAAACTACACAGCCTCTGCCTTTTGCCTATAAATTCTCTTTCGATCTCCCCATCAAAATAAATTTCCTCATTCATTAACTCTTCTACTGAGTGTGCTATTTCATGTATAATATCGTCTATCATGTCTTCTTCGTTCGTTTGATCATTGGTGACATATATTGCATCATCTTTATACAATGCATTAATATTTTTTTTATTTAAAAAGTCAAAATTCCCCACATAAATAGAATCAACAAAGTGCATCAAATGAGAAGGAATCTGTTTTTCAACATATTTTATTACAGAATCTGTATCAATATCGTTTGGAAGGGGGTCTTGTATATAAAATAGTTTCCCATGTAAAGACTTTTCTTTATTTTCTTTTAAAACTTTGTTACGAGATTTCTTAATATATTCACTGTCCATTTTGTTTTTATCTTTTTGTTGCTTCTTCTTCCCAAGCTTTTTGACCTTCTTCAACGTCTAATAAAGCTTGTTGATAACCTCTAATAAAGTTTTCTTCCGCTAATGGTAAAAGAAATTCTGGAAATTCCTTAGCCATTGTTTTAAGAATCATTTCAACATTAACTTCTCCATTTTCTGGCTGTTCTTTTTTGCCAACATACTCAATGAGCCACTCTTTCATTTCCGTGTCTGGCTCTAGTGGTTTAAGCAAGTCTGGGTTTTCATTGTTATAATCATCTTTTACTTCTACATTATTCTCTTTCATTATATACCTCCATTATTCGTTTGTCAATAAAAAAATTAAAGTACTTTTGCTGCCAATGTCGCAACTTTTGAACGTTCACCTTTAACAAGTGTTATATGGCCAGATAATTCGTAACTTTTAAATTTTTCTATTGCATATGTTAATCCATTTGATGTTTCATCTACATAAATGTTATCAATTTGTTCAATATCTCCTGTCAAAACAATTTTGGTGTTTTCTCCAACTCTTGTAATAATTGTCTTAAGCTCGTGAGCAGATAAATTTTGAGCTTCATCAATTATAATAAAAGAGTTTGCAATAGATCGCCCTCTTATATATGTTAAAGCTTCTATTTCTATTGTACCATCATCTGTATACATTTTAAGAGTTTCTTTATCATTCCCCATTAAAAATTGTAAATTATCTTGTATGGGCATTAACCAAGGGCTCATTTTTTCTTCCATTGTTCCTGGTAAATATCCAATATCTTTTCCCATTGGTTGAATCGGCCTAGATACTACTAATCTTCTATATGTGACTGCCGATTGGTCTTCAACAACTTGCGCTAAGCCAGCGGCAATTGCCATCAATGTTTTTCCACTTCCTGCCTGGCCAACTAATGTAACAATAGGCACATTTGGATCCATTAACAAATCAAACGCAAAATTTTGTTCTTTGTTTCTTGGGCGCACACTCCATACTCCTTGTTTATGTTCTCCGTTAATTCTTTTTAAAGGTTTCGAATAGTTATAAAATCTTGCAAGCGCTGTCTTCTTTTCACTTGAATTTGATACAAGCATAATATATTCATTTGGGTAAAGTTTTATTTCGTCTTTTTCTAAATATATTGGCTCGCTATTATAAAATTGTTCTATTAGTTCATCATCTACTAGGTGAGTTCGAAACCCTTTATATAAGGCACCTGTATCTTTAACAACTTGGTTTACTGCATAATCTTCACATAATAATCCCAATGCATCACACTTAACGCGCATATTAATATCGCGAGAGACCAGAATAACTTTTCGATTTGTATGTTTTTTTCTTTCATTCAGCGCTACACCAATAATTTCATTATCAGGGACTCTGAAGTCAAAGTCTTCGGGAAGGTCAGATTTATCGCAACTTTTGGCAAATAACACTCCTTTCCCTTTGCCGATCCTAACTCCTTTGTATAAACTTCCTTTTTCTCTCAGGGAGTCTAGTGTGCGTATTATACGGCGTGCATTGGATCCAACGCTGTCTTGGCGCTTTTTATGATTATCAATCTCTTCTAAAACTTTAAGAGGGACTATGATGTCATTATTTTGATAAGCAAATATGGAACTTGCATCAGTTAAATAAACACTAGTATCTAAGACATATATTTTTTTTGCCATAAATCTTCATAATAAATAGTTCTTTATATACATTAGAATAAAAAAATAAAAAAAGAACGATTGATATTTTATTTTCATAATTAATTATAGGAGAAACCTATTATGTTTAAAAAAATAAGGGCTATTATTTTCTTTGTTGTATTGCTTTTGACATTATTTTCTTGTGCACATTGTCAAAAAAACGTTGAAGATACATTACCGCGTGAAGCATTTGTTCATTTGCGCAAAACATTAACAGTCGCATCTTGTAATGATGATCATTGTATATCAATGAATTTTAATTCATCCGCTTCAGGATTTGTAATAAATAAGCAGAACGATGGGGCTTTTATTTTAACAGCTGCCCATTTTTGTGAAGATTCCATACCTGCATCAAAAGAAGGATCAACCACACTTTCTACATACAAAGTAAGAAATTTATATGGAGAAGAATACGATGGCGCGCTCTTACATTACAAACAAGATGTTGATATCTGCCTTATGTTTGTTGCAGGAATGACAAACGACATAGTAGAAATAGAATTATCGCCGAATGGGCCAACACCAGGTGAAAAAATATTTAATATTGGGGCCCCTTTAAGCATTTTTGGGCCTGACATGGTTCCTATACTAGAGGGTCGTTTTAATGGAAATCTTGGAGGAAGAGCTTTTTATTCTTTACCGGCGGCGCCGGGAAGTTCTGGTTCAATGATTATCAATGAAGACGGTGAACTGATTGGAATAGTTCAAGCTGTCTATATTCGTTTCAATACTATATCCATTTCCATAACTCATGAAGATTTAACAAACTATATTGATACTTTTGTAAGCAAATATATATCATATAAAAATGTAATGGAAGAGTTGGGTTTGAAAAATATTTTTATTGTACCTGAACCTGTAGAATCAAGGCCTGCTCCATATTAATTTTCCAAGTTTGTTCGAAACTTTTTTTAAATCTCTATATGCTCTTAAAGCGGCCATATAATTATCTGTATAGTCGTATAAGTCATCTTCTGTATACAACAAAAAGGCTGTACAGAATCTTTTAACATAATTTTCATACTCTTTTTCTTTTGTTGGAAAATCTTCAAATCTAAACGAGGATTTTTTAGCTATTTTATCCCCTACTTTTAAACTAATGAATAATCTTCTAGAATTAACTGGTAATTCTACCTCAATTGTTATATCTCTTGGTTCGCAAACATAGGTGGCTTTTCTTACTATATTTACAGGCATACTCTAGATCTCCTTAAATAAGTAGGAGTCAAAATATTTCATGTATTTTTTATATGAGTTTCTATGAATATGATTCATAGTCGCCGCAACACTACTTAAAAGGGAATTTCCATCTTGTGGCGTAAAACAGAAGCCGGAAATCTCAGTTGTTCCATTTAAACGATTGGTGTGTAAAGATGGCACTGAAAGTACAGTGTGATTAAATATCCTCCCGTAGTACCCATGATCTCTACCAAATGAAAAAACCTTATTTGCAAGAGCTTTGTATGTAATCGCAGTAAATGGATTGCTTTCAAATCTTCTAATAATATCTTTTTCTGCAATGTGTCCTTTTATTTTCATATTAAATCGTATGATGTGCATATATTGAGAATTAACTTTCATAGCGCTTGAAAATATATTAGGGCATTGGTTTATTGTTCTAAAAAGATCATATGCATCTCGGGCATGGTGGGTACCAAAATTAAAATCTTTATGTTTACCAATTTCCGGAGATGCGATAAAACTACCTTCTTGGCTTATATCGTTGGCACGCCTAATACATACAAAATCTCCTTTTATAAAATCTTTCTGTGTTGGTGGTATTAATTTTATTAAAGAAGCTATATTATGTGTGTTACAGCTTACAACTTGAATAAAAGATGGCTTTTTATCAAGCACTTCATCATTAATTCCGTATGCATATGGTACCCCAAAACCCTTTTCGCTCCCTTGCGCTATAAAAGTTTTGCCTGGGTATTTTACGTAATGCTTCTTTTTGTGTACATTGCCAGCGGGAGTACAGTCAATTACAACGTGCGCCGCCTTTAAAGCTGTTTGGAGATCATATTTTACATCGTGGCCTAATTTTTCGAACGCTGTGACCAGATCCTCGTTTACAGCTAGTCGTGCGCCTCTTTTTATTAGGCTATCGACTTTTGCCACTTCGTCTATTAGAGGAGTTCTTTTGTGGAAAATCACATGTCCAATATTTATTTTTTCTCTGAAATCTGCCAACAAGCCAATTAATGGCTCTCCAATTGTGCCTGTGCCAATTATTAAAATGTTTTTTCTCATTAAGATTTCTTTTTATATTGTATTGAAACTTCTGATGGTAATACAAAATCAATTTTTTTATTTTTGTTTTTTTGATCTAATAAGGTTAGATATTGGTTTCTATTCCAATTCAAATATTGAATTTCTTCGACAAGATAATTTAAATTTTTATATTTAACGAGACTGCCAATATAGATTTTTTTATCATTCTTGTCTATTGCGTATCTTCTTGTTGACATTTTTTTGAGACTTCCTATTGGACTTTTTGTTTTGTGGGGCCGGCGGGTTCCAACATTTCACTCTAAAGACTTCTCCGCCTTTTTGTCCACGCTTAATTTTAACAGTTTCATACTTATTTTTAAGCTCATTTCTTTTTGCAGCCGCTTCCTCGAAAGTTAAAAATGTTCCATGTGTAATCCATTTCTTAGTTTTTGCTGTTTCTGTCATCTTTTTCCTTGTTTGTATCCTCTTCTGCATTTGTAGAAGGAGGCTCCACTGTAAAAGTTGCAACTGCTTCAGCTATAGCACTAGCTTCTTTTAGATTATAGGCGCCGCGTGATTGACCAACGGCTGCTGCTTGTAGCAACACCTTTAAAGCTTGATTTTGTTCCATTATTTTCTCCTTATTTTAAATAATATTATTTACATTCCACCTAATAAAGTTAAGGCAATCAGACCAGGAAGTTCGCTTCTAACATATACACCAGAAAATAAAGTATCTGCTCTTCCACCTACATATGAAAAAGCGGCTTCTAATCGATTACTAACTGCTGGATCGTCAGCCATTTCTGGGGTGGCAATTAAAAGAAGTGCTCCTGTTTTTGATTTGGTTGCTGGTGTTGGGCAAGGCGAAGATTTTAAACAGCCCTGAAATATCAAAGAACCTAAATCTGTTTTTGAAGGATCCCTTACAACAGTGCTGCCTAATAATATTCTACCTGGGGTGTTAAGACATCTTTCTAAATCTTTCGAATCAAAAGCTTGGATTGGCGAAGGTTCGTTCGCCAATTTTAGAATTTGTGTTAATAGTTTTGCAAAATTTTTATTTGCTGCAGGGTACATATTTAACATTCCAACTTTGCCACGTAATAATTGTAATTGTTTTTCATTATCAATTACAATACGTGTATGTTTATTTATGTCTCTCAATAACATTTCACAATTAGATTTAATTGTTGGATTTAAAAGTTCTTGTGACGATGGAGTACTAACAATATAGACAACTTTTCCACTAGCACCGCTAGAAGATAAATAACGACTAATGGCTTTATGTAAAACATGACTAGCACTTCCTGTTCCCCCGCCTGCCCCTGCACATACAAATACCCAATCGACTTTACCAACGCGAGTTCGAAGAGCGTCTTCAACTAATGCACTATTATTTGCTAAAATTTCTTTTCCCAATTTAACATCTTTGCCAACACCATCTGCTCCTGGGATTAAAATAAAATTCTCTGGATTGACTCCAGATGGTTGATCTTTTTCTGTTGTGTTCACAAGGAGCGTCTTGTTAAACCCAAGATCCATAAATGCTTTGGCTAATTTACCGCCGCCGCCGCCAATACCAATAAAAGCACAATTAATTGCACTTGCAGCAGTATTTTCTTCTAGCATTTTTTCATCTATAGATGGCTCATCATCATAAGCCTCTACGAAATCAAAATCATTTGGCGGGCTTTCTGGTAAGTCCCAATTTTCTTCACTCATAATTACAGTCTCCCTGTAAATAAATAGTTAACATTTGTGTTATTTCTTTGGTGGAGGCGCGGGGAATCGAACCCCGGTCCAAAATAGATTAATTATTTTGTCATTCACAAGAATAGGCACATTCACCGCCGAAGTGCCAGCCACCTGATAAATCAGGGAATCCATTTACCAACTTAAGGTGTTGGCTACCAAATTTATATAGTTTCCTATATAATAAAAATCCGCTTGCGCGTACCACCAGCTTTTTTTAAAACTGAAAACAATTAGTATTTGTTAAGAAAGTCACTAACAACTTCCGATTATGCAGCTAAGGCGTAATCAAATTCAACGTTATCGTTGGCATTTATAAAGTTTAAGTATTTTTACTGTGATACTTACACAGTCTTGCACAAAACAATCTCCTTACTCTGTCGAAACCATTTCGCCCCCATACTTTTAAAGAACAAATTCTACGAAGGGTGTTAATTCTTCACACTAACAACGCTAGACTCCTTATAACTGGAAACGGTCTTTCTTTCAACCGTTATTTTACATCCCCTTCAAGAGAGTCATTGAAGGTGTTCGTAGTACATTCAAATTCTAGTTTAGCACCTTCGTAGTCTAGAACTTTAACCTCATTTTTATTAACAACTATAATGAACCACACTGGGCTCAAAATATATATATAACTATAATCAATTATATACTAATTGTCAAGCTTTTTAATATCATTTTCGAAAAAAGTTTCTGTATCATACTTTTTAATTAAATTATTAAAGTTCTGCCTCCTCATTCCTAAAAATCTAGCTGCTTCTCTTTTAGTTTTACACGCTGAGAGGGCATATTTTAATACAGCATCTTGTACAATTTCTTTCATTGATTTCCAGATTGGTAGCCCATATGGCTTTCCACCAAAAACCTTCGAAGCCAATTCTAATTTAAGTCCGATCACTTCTTCTAATGACAGTCGATTTAACATGATTTCAAATTCTTCAGTTGATTTGTTTTCTTCACGAAGCTTTTTTATCAAACTGTACCGTTCATTTTTTCCTTTAATTTTCTTTTTGTTCCAGGTCATTTTTCTTCTTAAATTTTCTTCAAAAATCTGATACCCTTGGTCGGGTGGATGGCAATTGATTCTTCAATTCTTTTTTTCTTTTCCATTCTTTTCACAACACATTTTATCATTTTTTTTCATTTCTTTAAAGATCTTTTGATCTGATCAATTGGGGGGTAATCTATTATAAAGGAGAAGCTTCAACCTTTTTCGTTTCTTTGGCTTGAATTGCTTCTTCCCACTCTTTAAAATGTCCAGTGGTGTTGAAAATTAAATATTCTCGAAATTGAGCTAGATCTCTCGGATCAAAGGTTATTGTTAATTCATTTAGAATTAATTTTTTAAGTACGGCCCATGATCTTTCTGCTGTTGCGGCGCCGGTTTCATCCATCCCTGGTATCATTTTAAATTTTTCTTCTTGTTCGGTTTCTAATTCTCTTTCTTCTTTTGTTTCTTTATCTACAACATTTAAATCAAAACCAGTTTCAGGTGTTGCTTTTAAGCTGGTTTCTTCTTGTCCGGATTCATCGTCTTCTTGTCGATTCAGTTTGTCCCTAGACAACATCGCTTCCATAGCGTGTAAAATATGTGCTGCATAAGATCTTCTTTGTTCTGGGCTGGTTCTTAAAGAGTGATAACTAGTTCGTAATTCATCAAGAAAATTAGTACTAGTAAATAAGTGCTCTAAAAAATTTCCAGCAGTTGTATCATGTACTTTTACTTTCGAAGCTTCTGAAATAAGTTTTCTAACAATTTGACGAAGTGTGCTTTCTTCTTTTAGTCTTTTGGATTCTATAAATCGAATTGCTTCCCTTATTGTTTCGCGCAATTCCATTTCTTGTTTGATATCATTTAAGAAATCTTGTCTTTTTATTTGCATTTATATTACTCCAGCTCCATTATTTAAATAGTTTACAATATTTTCAATAAGCTCTTCATCTTCTTCTAAGCGCACTTTTCTTGCTTCATCCTCGTTCTCTTTCTTAACATCCATGCCAACAAAAGCGCTCCCTGCGGAACCGGGCCCTTGTACACTTTGGCCGGCAACCGATGATGCTTCTTCTAGTTCTTCCTCACCTTCTGCAACATGTTTCATGCGATCTGGATCTGGTTCTTCATTTTTTTCCATATTTTCTTGTGCTTCTTCGTTCCATGTTAAAGCATCTAATGGAGAAAGAGTTTTATATGCTTGGCCTGCAATTGCATGGAATGAAGAGGGGGTTTGCCATTCATTTATAGCTTGTTCAACTAGCCCGAGAAAAATGCCCAACGGAAGTGGGCGATCCTCCTGTAATTGTTCTTGTGGTTCTTCTTGTGGCTCTTCTTGTGGCTCTTCAATCGTGCCATTGCCAAGTGTAGTGAATATTTTTTCGGCATCGCTTAAGCTGTTATCTGGAATGTAACTTTTAAATGTTTCAAGATCTCCTCTTTCTACACTATCCCGCATATTGCGCGCACTTAGTGGGTTTCCATCATTGTCTATCATATTTGGGGCCGGAGTTGTTTCTATTTCAAGGCCCCGGGGATTATTTCTAGGGTCTGCCATTATTTTTGGCCATCGATCTTCATCTTTTTCTCCTGCTCCCAAAAGAATAATTTGATCTTCTGGAGCTTGGTCACGAACATAATCAATAATTGGTGCAATAGGCCCTGCTCCTTCGACATTTTGAAATTCTATTCTATTACTTGGCCAGGGAATAGAAGGTTCATTTCTCAAGTATATATCCCAGATTTCCATTGAATCTTGTGCAGTTATTGTTCTACCGTTTATTGTTCTAGGTTCTTGCCCACCGCTACCAAGAAGTATAATTACCTTTCCATTTGGGCCTACTTGTTGATTATAAAATTTGACCATTTCTAAATGGCCTTTATGTGGCGGCTTGAAACCTCCTGCTAAAAGCGCAAGTTTTGGTTTTTCTATTTGTACATCTATATCTACTTGTTGCGTTAATTCTTGTTTTGTTGTGTCGCCGTGCGTGCTTGTCAACCCTTCTAGAATAAATTCTCCTGTGATCTTGACAGGTTTTTCACCAAATTTAGGATCTCTTAGAATAGTTCCTTCGTGATTAATCACATCATCGAACTTAGGATCCCAACCAAGCATCCCTGAGACGTCTTCAGAGACCCGTAGAGAGCCTTTAACAGCGTTGCCCAACTCTTTTGTTGCATGATAGAAAACGGCGCCGTTTATGGCCATTTCTACATCTTCTTGAGATTCTAGCCAATTGATTAATGGTGAGCCATTTAAAGCGGCAATGTATACCTGTTTGCTTAGTGCTCCAATGTCTTTGCCCTCATTGGTCATGATTCTTGCATCTCTAGGATTGACAGCATCTCTAAGCCATGCTCTAATTGAAAAATTTTCTACATTGTCTTCTGATAGTTTGATTGAGAAATTAGTATCTAAAACAGATTCATAATCAATAGGCGCAACATTTTCGGTTGGGGTGTCTCCAAGAATTGAAAAATCATATTTTGCAGCTATAGGTTGAACTTTTTGGATTAATGCGTTTAGTGCATCTCGATCATAATCAATTTCTATACTTTTATCTTGTATTGGTTTTTCACGCCCTTTCTCATCAACAAAGGTGGGACGCGGCAATCCTGGTCGGTCCATACCAGTACCTTGTCTTAGTCTGTGAGGTTGCGCCTTTTTCTCATAAAACTGATTAATACCATGTATGGCTAAAATATTTATACCATATTGAATCACGTTGCTGCCGCCTCTTCCTATATATTCAGTATTAAAAAGCTTTGTAGGATCATCCCACATCCCCAAAGCCTTTAGCTCTGGTTCTATTTTCGGGAGAGCTTCATTAAATATAGCCAACAATTTTTCAATTGCAACTGGCATGCCGTGGCCTTCTTTCCATTTTGTATAAGCTTGCTCAGCAGTCATGCCGATAACAGACATTGGCTCTTGATTTCCGCGATCCGCGCGGAAATCTTTTCTACCATTTTCATCTGTGATTAATTTGAAGCTTGTATTTACGCCGTCCCACTTGATACTACCGGATTTTGTCTGTAAAAATTCTGCGGCGTCTAAAAAGAAGTTTATTAAATCTTCGCCTGTATTAACCCAATCTATATCGAACGGGTGATTCATGTGTCCTGCAGCGCCGCCCATTATTTACTCCTCCGCTTCTTTTGACCACACGTGCTTTATTCCTTCGAAAAGAGTATTGTAATAATCATTGGTTGGCTCAGAAGCTTCATATAATTCTTCCCAAAGGGTTGGCGCCATATGAAAGTCATCTCGTTTTGGAGTTTCTTCTTCTTCCGGTGGTTTCAACCCTAGCCGCTCCAAATCTTGTTGATAAAAATACCAATCTTCGGGGCCTGATATTACTAAAATATTACCTAATTCTCCTCGAATAGCTTTATCTTGCATATTTTTTAAGCGCTCAAATTCAGCGTCATCTTTTCCAGACATCTCCCATAAATCAACATCCGGACGCCATTCTACCACGTCTTCCATACCAGCGTCTTTTAAATATTCTAAAGCTTCTGCGCGGTCTGCCCACTCTTCTTCTGTTTCCATAGGACCCTTTTCAGGGTAAAAATATTCTGCAAGCCCTCCAGGCTTATCTGCAGCAGTCGAGAGGGCTTTGTGGGCTCCATAACCCGCTAAAGGAAGCCACAAAAGCTGTCCCTTAAATACGCTTGGAAAAGACTCAAATGTTCCGCCAGTTCTTCCTAAAAGAAAGTCTTTGCCGGCGCCCGCCATTTCTTTTGTGCCTTTCGCGATATTCTTTAATGTAGGTCGACCTAGGCCTGCAGCCAATTCATCGGCCAACGCCGTTTCAGTTGGTACTAGATCTGCGGCTTGATCAAGTGTTCTTGATGCCCTTGCAGCATCATCTAATCCTTGGGCCATCTCATCCGTTAATTGTATGCCCATAGATCTTGCTTCCTTAGAAGTTAATCCTAATTGATATGCATCATCTATTGTTCCTGTGCCTTTAGGAACTGCCGCTTCAACGGCTTCGTCAGCTAATTTCTGCCATTTAGGTTTAAATAATTTTGAGAGGCCCCGTCCAACACCTTTGAGACCGGCGCCTATACCAAGAGCGTCTATTGCTGTATATGGAGTTATATCAATTGGGATATCGCCACGCCAATCGTCATATTGACCAAAATATAGTGGGGAAGATTCATGGTATCCTAGATTCGCCGGATCTTGTTGCATTGTTGGCACAAATTGTTTCCAATGATACCACGGCAATCCAGCTTCCGTAGCATGTTGTGAGCCAAGTTGGCGTTGATGCAGCAAATCAGTATATTTATCTCTTGCACTGGGCGGTTCGCGATGTACTGGATCTTCTCGTTGCTGTTTTGCGGAGAGTGAATATAGGCCTGGTGGTTTCCATTCCGATTCGTCTTGGACAAACCATGGTTTATACCATCCTTCTGTTTCCTTCATCTCGTCTGGTGACAAGCCGGCATAATCTGGTTCGTGTACAGTCCAAGTTGCGCCGGCTGGCATATGAGCGTACTTAGCTGCCAACTCCTGTTCCGTCAGTTCCTCTTGTAAAAGCTGTGCGATATCGTTGTGAAGAGTTGTTAAAGATTCATTTGTAGACTCAGACTCGTCGCTACTATCATCTTCTTCGTCGTCGTCCTCGCCGCCGTCATCGTCATCTTCATCTTCATTTATTTGTTTCTCATATGTAGTATCTTCTACAAATGTAATTGAATCTGATTCACCAGATTTTGCTTCTCTGGTTAATCCAAATTTTTCCATCAATCTAGAATTGATTTCATTGTCTTTCCATTCTTTCAGTGGCGTTTTTTTGGACATATCTTCTCCTCCGTCCTCAGTTATAACTGTTTCATAATAAATAGATTCCTGTAATTGTTTCTTCCTTCCATCTTCCCAATCTCTAAAACAAAGATTGCCTTCTCGATAGGCCTCGCCTTCCATATCTCTCATATGAGGGTCTTCTTGAGCATATCCTAATGCTGTAGAAACCATATCTGAAAAGTCTCCCCTTTCGTTTTGATTATGATGCACTAATTCGTGAGACAAAGACCTTAAAATGTCTTTAGGGTGTCTTCCTGATACATAGATTGCAACTTCCATATTATCAGGATTATAACCACCTGTTTTGCCTAGAGGATTTGCGGCATTTTCTTCATCTCCTAATAAAAATAATTTCGGAGGGTGCTGAAACCCATGTCTTTCTTGTGCAAAAGGCATAAATTCTTGAATTAATTCTTCTAAGGGTCCTAAATCTAATCCTGATTGGTTAAAAATATCAAGCATAATTAATTATTTCTTTTAGCCGCGTGCTTCTTGCGGATAAGTTTGATCTGGATCCATGGCCATGACGTCATCGAGGAATGATGTTTCGAATGCATCTTCGGATGCCCATTTTCGGCCACCTGCGGCACCCATAGCGTTGACTACAGTACCCACAATATTTAAAACTAGTTCACCAAGCTGCTCTTGGGTTTTTAAGCCTCCGATGTCCCTTTGAAGAGCGTTAAATACTTCATCCCCAACATTTTCAATATTAGTTCTGAATTCTACGGGCGCATTTTGAGTAATATTAACAAGTTCTTGTTGGAAATGTGTTGGCAAAGCTGCGGTTTCTGCGCCGGGGACTGCAACATCAGTTGCGACTTCTTCTGGTGTGCCCTCAGCAGGAGCTTCGAGCGCTGGTTGTCCAAAAGATCCATATCCTTGTCGCGTACGTACATCTGCCCAAGATTCTCCTGGCTGTGCTTCATCTTCTTCTTCTGAAGCCCTTATACCTCTTCTCATTTTATTAGCGCTAGACCATGGATTCATATATGATGTGAGATTTTCTGTGCCTAATTGTTCGTCTAATGTTCCCTCTTTAATTAAAGTTTGAATTACTTGTTTATAAATGGCCTGATTAATATAGGCCTCTTTACTCTTGACTTCTTTTAAAATATCTAAATATTCCTTGCTGATAATTTTCTTAAGTTGTTCCTTTTTGATTTTAGTAACCATTATTAATCTCCTATTTAAGACATCTCTTTTTGTAAATCTTTACCAGTTTGTCCTAGCTCGTCGCTTATGTCCCCAAGAAAATCTTCGATACCGATTTCTTGATTTGCTAAATCAGACATAATAGCTGCGATATCACGTATATGTACATCCGCTATTTGACCACCAGAATCACCGGCATCTCGTGCTTGAACCAGCATTGTTCCAAATTCGGCCATTACTGGGGCCATGTTCTGGCGTACTATCATAATTTCTTGTTCTTTCCGCTGTGCTTCTGCTTCTGCTCGTGCTTGATCTTCTGCTGCTGTTTGTGCCATGGCCTCAGCATCGGCTTGTTCATTTAAAAATTTATACCAATTATTAAAATAAGTGTATGATTCATCGTAAAAAAGTTTAGGGGTGGACATAGAATAAACCTCTGAGGTAATTAGTTTATTTTATGTCTTTATTCCTTAAATAAACCAATTATTTAGACATTGATAGATCAAAATATTTTGGTGCACCACAAAGACATACTTCTT